TTACTTCTTCGCCTCTGCAACCACTTTACTACCCACGCCGCGGTTATTGTATTCCCACATGCGGTTGTAGTTAGTGTCATTCAGATTGCGCTGTATTTCGTCGTTATCATCTACGCTGCCGGTATTACCCGCAAACGGACGATTAGAGATCACCGCATCGGCCCACGGTTTAGCCGTGTTAAAACCTTCGTTGATGGCGCTATCACGGATCACCACCTGACCGTTGGTATTGGCATCAACATCCAGCGAGCGGCCCAGTTGCGCCACACCATCACCGAAAGCATTGAAACGGCTGTTTACGGCGAGGAAACCGTAGTAAATGTTGGACAGCGTAGCCGGTGCAAACACATACGCTTCTTGCTGAGTACGTGAGTTCACCACGCGGAATTCGGTGTTATCGAACACCACTGCGCCGCGACCAGAAACGATATCCACATCCCCTTCAATGTAGCTGTTGGTCACCAGCGTACGCGGCTGACGATTCGTTTCCAGACGGTTCTGCACACCGCTGTTGGTGACAAAGAAGGTGTTCTGACGACCGAGAATGTTAACGTTGTTAATCTGTACCTGGTCACCATCAGTACGCAGTGCCACCGCCGGATGGTTACCTGCATCTACGCTATCGCCCAGCGTGTTTTCGATGGTCAGATTTTGCAGTTGCAGGCCATTGTTTTGTGACCAGAAGACCGCAGAGCAGAGAACACCGATACTGTCGCTGCGTTTGCTCTGGCAGCTATCGTACATATACCACGCTGGTTTACCTGGCATATATTTGCCGCGCGGGTTGACGTCGTGACGCCAGTCGGCAGGGCTCATGCCACCATCAAGGGAAAGCCCAATCTTCACATCAATCGGTTTTTCACCTGTACCGTACAGAGTAATTCCACCCGGAGCGGCAGGGACATATACCGTTCCCTGATACTCACCAGGCATCACGGCAATATACTGGCGCTTGTTGGTACGCTTGATAATTGCCGCATCTACCGCCGCCTGAATCGTGGTATGCGTTACACCTTGAGTGCCCGCCGGGCCGACAACAAAGTCAGGTTGCGCAGGCAGGGTAATCGGGGAAGGATTCCACGCTGCAGCACCTGGTGTCAGGGATGCAAAATAGTGTTGAGCATCGAAATTCTGCGCTTCTTTTGCCGACAGAATCGGGCGAGAAGAGGTACCAGGCGCGGTTTGATCAGAAGGACGTTGATCGGGCGGGGTTGAGCTACAGGCGGTCAGCGTCACGCCAAAAGCCAATGCCAGCGCCAGACGGGAAACTGAAAATGTGTTCACAGGTTGCTCCGGGCTATGAAATAGAAAAATGAATCCGTTGAAGCCTGCTTTTTTATACTAAGTTGGCATTATAAAAAAGCATTGCTTATCAATTTGTTGCAACGAACAGGTCACTATCAGTCAAAATAAAATCATTATTTGATTTCAATTTTGTCCCACTCCCTGCCTCTGTCATCACGATACTGTGATGCCATGGTGTCCGACTTATGCCCGAGAAGATGTTGAGCAAACTTATCGCTTATCTGCTTCTCATAGAGTCTTGCAGACAAACTGCGCAACTCGTGAAAGGTAGGCGGATCCCCTTCGAAGGAAAGACCTGATGCTTTTCGTGCGCGCATAAAATACCTTGATACTGTGCCGGATGAAAGCGGTTCGCGACGAGTAGATGCAATTATGGTTTCTCCGCCAAGAATCTCTTTGCATTTATCAAGTGTTTCCTTCATTGATATTCCGAGAGCATCAACATGCAATGCTGTTGGGATGGCAATTTTTACGCCTGTTTTGCTTTGCTCGACATAAAGATATCCATCTACGATATCAGACCACTTCATTTCGCATAAATCACCAACTCGTTGCCCGGTAACAACAGCCAGTTCCATTGCAAGTCTGAGCCAACATGGTGATGATTCTGCTGCTTGATAAATTTTCAGGTATTCGTCAGCCGTAAGTCTTGATCTCCTTACCTCTGATTTTGCTGCGCGAGTGGCAGCGACAGGGTTTGTTGTTATATGGCCTTCAGCTATTGCCTCTCGGAATGCATCGCTCAGTGTTGATCTGATTAACTTGGCTGACGCCGCCTTGCCCTCGTCTATGTATCCATTGAGCATTGCCGCAATTTCTTTTGTGGTGATGTCTTCAAGTGGAGCATCAGGCAGACCCCTCCTTATTGCTTTAATTTTGCTCATGTAATTTATGAGTGTCTTCTGCTTGATTCCTCTGCTGGCCAGGATTTTTTCGTAGCGATCAAGCCATGAATGTAACGTAACGGAATTATCACTGTTGATTCTCGCTGTCAGAGGCTTGTGTTTGTGTCCTGAAAATAACTCAATGTTGGCCTGTATAGCTTCAGTGATTGCGATTCGCCTGTCTCGGCCTAATCCAAACTCTTTACCCGTCCTTGGGTCCCTGTAGCAGTAATATCCATTGTTTCTTATATAAAGGTTAGGGGGTAAATCCCGGCGCTCATGACTTCGCCTTCTTCCCATTTCTGATCCTCTTCAAAAGGCTACCTGTTACTGGTCGATTTAAGTCAACCTTTACCGCTGATTCGTGGAACAGATATTCTCTTCCATCCTTAACCGGAGGAGGGAATATCCTGCATTCGCGCACCCATCGACGAACTGTTTCAAGGCTTCTTGGGCGTCGCTGGCGAGCGTTCCACTCCTGAAGTGTCAAGTACATCGCAAAGTCTCCGCAATTACACGCAAGAAAAAACCGCCATCAGGCGGCTTGGTGTTCTTTCAGTTCTTCAATTCGAATATTGGTTACGTCTGCATGTGCTATCTGCGCCCACAGCATCCAGTGGTTATAGCAGTCGCTGATGTTCTCGGCTTCGATAACTCTGTTGAATGGTTCTCCATTCCATTCACCTGTAACTCGGAAGTGCATTTATCATCGCCATAAAACAAAACTCGCCGTAGCGAGTTCAGATAAAAGAAAACCCGCACTCGGCGGGTTCGCATTCGTTCAAATTGCGTTTACTTCTTGGCGTTCTGTTCATCCATATCGATATACCATGGGTTGCTTCCCTTGGGCATGTTTAACGACTGCTCGCGATAGTATCTGATGCGCTCCATGAAATACTCGCGTGAGTGCTCAGGTTGCTCTCATGATACCTGCTCAGTGATAACAGGTATGTTAAGGCGCTCTCTGTACTCCATGCCTGATGCTGCAAGGTCAACGTTTACCTTGTTCTGTTTTTCTTTCGATTTCTCGGCGATGTTATGCCTGACATTGTCAACCCGCCTCCTTCTGAACATAACGGTTATAAATCAGTCCCTGAGGGCCATAAGGAAGCGGGATGTGCAACTCCTCTGGTTCAGAAACTATCCATTCCCCGGCCATCTCCGCTGGAGAGGTAATGATAAGTTGTTTGCTAATAAAAGGACCACTCCTCTCAACAACAAGCTTACCATCTTCATTAATAAAAGCTTGGATGTCAGGTGTGCTTCCACACTTGGTGATGCAGCGTTTGAACATTTTGTGTCCCCCCATTTTATGGACGGGGTAATTATAACACATTGAAATATAGTAATATTTGACGTAGATTTCTTTTGATCTATAAGCGATTTTTTAATGCTTTTAAGTTATAAATACTTGTTTTCATCACCCATCTTGCTGCGGTGCTACTATTGAAAAGTACTCACACCCTTTAGCCCAAATAGTTTTGATAGTTGTCCAACTGACTGGAACCTTGATTTCGATTCTTCCGCTGCCGTCACAAGTTTCGCAATCATCATCACCAAAGCATTCCGGGCAGCTTATAAACGTAGTTTCTGAAAATTCACCGGATAGCACACCCTTAGCGCCGTTCTCAGCGGTTAGTTTCTTCGGCACTATAACCCAACCATCCGGAGTTACCGGAGAATTGCCATTTATATCGAAGTTTGGCTCTGCGTCCTGAACCAGGAGGATGTAACCATTCTTGGCAGTATCAAGTTCTAACGCCTCGGTGACGGTACCGAAATAGCGATTACCTAAATCCGCATCACAAGTGCTTACATCAATGGAAACCTCCATGCCTTCGATTAATTCTGGCAAGTTGTAAGTTTGGCTTACAGGTTCTGCTCCCAGTGATGCCAGTGCAATTCGTGCCAGTTCCATTTGTTCGCCACGAGTAAGCCCGTTTTCAAGCGGATTTTTAATGAACAATTCAATACGTTCTTTGGTAATAGTGGTCATTTGTTAGTCCTTAAACTGCTAGTTGCAATTGCATTTCAAAGCGGTCGCGTTGTTCACAATACGCAAGAGAACCAGGGCTATTGTGTGCCTCAATCCGTTCTACCATTAATGCTGCGCGTGTCTCTTTACTTGCAGGTGCATAAGCCCCAGACCAGGCTTTATCAATACCGATGTTTCGAGCGACGTTCGTACTATCTGCGCTGGCTAAGGGTAATTTTGTGAATATCAGCGGATTTAACATGCGCAATCCATGTAGTTTCGTAACCGGCTGACCATGCCCATCAACAATGTGACGAATCAGGTCTTTCATTCTGGCTACCGCAAGAGTTGGGCGCTTTACGTCATAGTCGCCACAACTACCGATAGCCACTCGCGGAAACTCATTGCACAAATGAATAAATCGCTCGTCACTTTCATTCATGTGCCACACTGGAACGCCAGCTAGTTTTCCGTGAGGCCACTCATTCAGAAGCGCATCATTTTCCTCCTCTCCGCCATCAATAACATCCGGGATAATGGCAAAATCGAATCCTGGGTGATTCTTCCAGCGAGCAACAAACTCGTAGTAATCGCTCCAGTCGATTTTGTTTTTGCCAGCTGCTTTCCAGGCGGTGAATGCACCGTTGTCCAGCGCGAACGACTGACAGTATTCAGTCGCGAGATTGATCTGGCCTGAATGCGCAAAACTGATAAACGCATGTCGCCCTTTCCATGCTCTCATTGCGCACGTATCAGGAGTAATAGGCCCACCGTGGTAGTGAATCATCTCACTCTCCTTTGATGCGAATGCCAGTAGCGCGGATTGCATCGATGACTTCAGAAACTTTGTATGCCATTACCGTTTGGTAATCATCGTGAAAATCTGTTCGATGAAGCATGCTGCTACGTTCCGGGAGCAGTATTTCCCGCGCTTCCAGTTCTGCAATGCGCTTTTTTGCTGCTTCCAGTTCATCCAGTAATTCCAGCACGGTAGCCGGATTAGCCTTGGCAACAAAATCCCGGACTGGCTTACAATCAATCTCCGCAATGGGTTGATACGATGTGTAGCCATGCTGTCTTGTATAACTACCGTGACGAATAACGAAAAAATCACCATTTATTTTTTTAGCCTGCCACTTATCTTCACCGGCTTTCTCTGCCGCTTCACGCAGTGCCTGAGAGTTAATTTCGCTCACGTCGAACCTCTCTGTTTACTGATAAGCTCCAGATCTTGCTGGCAACTGGCACAAGTCCGACAACCCTGAACGGCCAGTCGTCTTCGTTCATCTATCGGATCGCCACACTCACAACAATGAGTGGCAGATATAGCCTGGTGGTTCAGGCGGCGCATTTTTATTGCTGTGTTGCGCTGTAATTCTTCAATTTCTGATGCTGAATCAATTATGTCTGCCATCTTTCATTAATCCCTGAATTGTTGGTTAATACGCTTGAGGGTGAATGCGAATAATAAAAAAGGAGCCTGTAGCTCCCTGATGATTTTGCTTTTCATGTTCACCGTTCCTTAAAGACGCCGTTCAACATGCCGATCGCCAGGCTTAAATGAGTCGGTGTGAATCCCATCAGCGTTACCGTTTCGCGGTGCTTCTTTAGTACGCTACGGCAAATGTAATCGACGTTTTTATCCGGAAACTGCTGTCTGGCTTTTTTGATTTCAGAATTAGCCTGACGGGCAATGCTGCGAAGGGCGTTTTCTTGCTGAGGTGTCATTGAACAAGCCCCATGTCGGCAAGCATAAGCACACAGAATATGAAGCCCGCTGCCAGAAAAATGCATTCAGTGGTTGTCATACCTGGTCTCTCTCATCTGCTTCTGCTTTCGCCACCATCATTTCCAGCTTTTGTGAAAGGGATGCGGCTAACGTATGAAATTCTTCGTCTGTTTCTACTGATATTGGCACAAACCTGACTCCAATTTGAGCGAGGCTATGTGCCATCTCGATACTCGTTCTTAACTCAACGGGAGATGCTTTGTGCATACAGCTCCCCGTTTATTATTTATCTCCTCAGCCAGCCGCTGTGCTTTCAGGGGATTTCTGATAACAGAAAGGCCGGGAAATACCCAGCCTCGCTTTGTAATGGAGTAGACGAAAGTGATCGCGCCCACCCGGATATTATCGTGAGGATGCGTCATCGCCATTGCTCCCCAAATACAAAACCAATTTCAGCCAGTGCCTCGTCCATTTTTTCGATGAACTCCGGCACCATCTCGTCAAAACTCGCCATGTACTTTTCATCCCGCTCAACCACGACATAATGCAGGCCTTCACGCTTCATACGCGGGTCATAGTTGGCAAAGTACCAGGCATCTTTTCGCGTCACCCACATGCTGTACTGCACCTGGGCCATGTAAGCCGACTTTATGGCCTCGAAACCACCGAGCCGGAACTTCATGAAATCCCGGGAGGTAAACGGGCATTTCAGCTCAAGGCCATTGCCGTCACTGCATAAACCATCGGGAGAGCAGGCGGTACGCATACTTTCGTCGCGATAGATGATCGGGGATTCAGTAACATTCACGCCGGAAGTGAATTCAAACAGAGTTCTGGCGTCGTTCTCGTACTGTTTTCCCCATGCCAGCGCCTTAGCATTAACTTCCGGAGCCACACCGGTGCAAACCTCAGCCAGCAGGGTGTGGAAGTAGGACATTTTCATGTCAGGCCACTTTTTTCCGGAGCGGGGTTTTGCTATCACATTGTGAACTTCTGAAGCGGTGATGACGCCGAGCCGTAATTTGTGCCACGCATCATCCCCCTGTTCGACAGCTCTCACGTCGATTCCGGTACGCTGCAGGATAATGTCCGGTGTCATGCAGCCACCTTCTGCTCAGTGGCTTTCTGTTTCAGGAATCCAAGAGCTTTCACTGCTTCGGCCTGTGTCAGTTCTGACGATGCGCGAATGTCGCGGCGAAATATCTGGGAACAGAGCGGCAATAAGTCGTCATCCCATGTTTTATCCAGGGCAATCAGCAGAGTGTTAATCTCCTGCATGGTTTCATCGTTAACCGGAGTGATGTCGCGTTCCGGCTGACGTTCTGCAGTGTATGCGGTATTTTCGACAATGCGCTCGGCTTCATCCTTGTCATAGATACCCGCAAATCCGAAGGCCAGACGGGCACACTGAATCATGGCTTTATGCCGTAACATCCGTTTGGGATGCGACTGCCACGGCCCCGTAATTTCTCTGCCTTCGCGGGTTTTGAATGGTTCGCGGCGGCATTCATCCATCCACTCGGTAACGCAGATCGGATGATTACGGTCCTTGCGGTAAATCCGGCATGTACAGGATTCATTGTCCTGCTCAAAGTCCATGCCATCAAACTGCTGGTTTTCATTGATGATGCGGGACCAGCCATCAACGCCCACCACCGGAACGATGCCATTCTGCTTATCAGGAAAGGTGTAAATTTCTTTCGTCCACGGATTAAGGCCGTACTGGTTGGCAACGATCAGTAATGCGATGAACTGCGCATCGCTGGCATCACCTTTAAATGCCGTCTGGCGAAGAGTGGTGATCAGTTCCTGTGGGTCGACAGAATCCATGCCGACACGTTCAGCCAGCTTCCCAGCCAGCGTTGCGAGTGCTGTACTCATCCGTTTTATACCTCTGAATCAATATCAACCTGGTGGTGAGCAATGGTTTCAACCATGTACCGGATGTGTTCTGCCATGCGCTCCTGAAACTCAACATCGTCATCAAACGCACGGGTAATGGCTTTTTTGCTGGCCCCGTGGCGTTGCAAATGATCGATGCATAGCGATTCAAACAGGTGCTGGGGCAGGCCTTTTTCCATGTCGTCTGCCAGTTCTGCCTCTTTCTCTTCACGGGCGATCTGCTGGTAGTGACGCGCCCAGCTCTGAGCCTCAAGACGATCCTGAATGTAATAAGCGTTCATGGCTGAACTCCTGAAAATGGCTGTGAAAATATCGCCCGCGAAATGCCAGGCTGATTAGGAAAACAGGAAAGGGGATTAGCGATTCAGGCCGTTACCGCGTCCGTCGAGAAAAACTTCCACGAGCAAATCACGGGTATAAGTGCGCTCGATGCCGCGATGCAGATAAAGCCGTCCGCGTAAATTAGCTGATGCAGTCCAGGTACCATCTTTGTGTTTGACCAGCATTCCTGGCATGACCGCACCTCGATTAACGGTCTGCGTTCCGTAATGTTGATGAACCATAAAAACTCCTGCCCGTAAGCTGGGCTGCTGAACATATAGAGACTTCTGCGCGTATTCAGGCGGTGGATGGCCGCCGGTTGTCATAACTAAGTCGCCTCGTTGAAGCGACTGAGGTATGAAGTGTTGAGTTGATTTCAGCTGGTCACACCGACGTTCACGCGTCCGCTTCACCCCTCGCACTCCCCGAAGCCTGCTGAAATTCAAACTGCGGATCTAAGCGGTCATCGCAACGGTGAAACAGGTGGTTACCGTATCGTTGTGTCGTTGCGATGAATTTATTTAAAACTATAGTTGTTTTATCGTCAACAACAAAAGTTGTTTTATCGGTTGTTTTAAATATAACTGGTTGTATTTAGGATGGATTTATTTTGTGACTTGCATCGCATAGCGATAACTGAAGTGAGGTGTGGTGGTTTTTTGGACGGTATGAGTTATGAGGGGGAGGAAAAGAAAACCCGGCGCGGTTGCCGGGTATGATTATCAGTCAGCCCAACCTGATTTCGAGTTTATTTGGGTTTCTGACATTGTGTATTTCTTAATCGTGTCATCGTTAAAAAGAATAGTAAGTTCTTTTTTCGTACCGTTCGTTCCATTATGGAATAATCCATAGAATGGAATAAAAGTGGTGCCATTAACTTTTACTTTTGCAAAGGCGTACTTCCAGATCTCGTTTCCACTGTCAGTATATGAAACAGCATCAGGAGAACCAAAGTAAGATTTAACCTCATTCTTGGTTGTTTTACCTTCCTGAAGTTTAGACTGGACACTAATTTCAGTTTCATTTTTGAGTTGCTGGTTGCCTGAAGAAGCACACCCAGCCAATACAGATGCCATCATGGCAGCGATTAGGATTTTTCTCATTTTATGTTTCCATTCATTATAATCAGAAACATCTTAACATAATGATTCGAAATAAAAACCGCTACGAGATAGGGGGACATTTTGCTGACAGTAGCAACAAATCTCAGCTAACAACGAGAATATTTACTGAAATATGCAAACAGATTTGGCGTTCTTATAGAGAATTTAGTGCAATATCTAATCCGAGTGGTATAAACCTTAACCTTCGCTCCCTTAAGTCGTAGATAAATTAACCATGCTTCCTGTACGTCTGCGGCATGCTTCCAATGACCTTACCGAATATGAACACCCGGTTCATCTCGTCTTTCTCGATCGGGTCCCACGGCGAGTAGCTCTTGTTATCAGAGATAACCAGCAGCTTATCCTTCATCATTTGAAGACGTTTTACATGGGCAGTGTCGTCGTACAGAAACGCATAGATGCCATCACCGTCGAAAGATTTAACAGTGATATCAACGAACAGCAGGTCACCTGGTTCGATCGTCCCTGACATGCTGTCACCTCGCACGTTAATGATGCGGATATTTTCCGCCTTCCTGCCATCGAACATGTGACGAGCATCGTCAAACGAGTACTCAACCGAGCGTAGAACTTCTACAAACTCACGGTTGATTACACCTGGCCCGGCACTGACTTCTATATCAAGAACGTCAATTTTGAAGTATTTGGAATGGCTGACAGTTGATTGTATTGGTTGCACTGTACTGTCTGACATATTTCCAACGCCAGAAGATAACCATTCTGCGCGCACACCCAAAGCGTTCGCGATCTCCACGATTTTAGTTGTTTGGTTAGCTTTCCCTGTTTCGATTTTCTGAATAGCAGCTTGGCTAACCCCGACCAAATCCCCAAGCGCCTTTTGTGTAAGGCCTCGCGCTAATCTGGCTTCTTTAAGTCTTTCTGAGAGTGTTGTTTTCATAGATCAAATGTACAACCAAGGTTTTATTCCATCAAACGAAAATGGTTGTTAACTAAAAACAACCATAGTTTTAATCTTGATTCGGATTAACCACGGAGGTTGTTATGAACCCAGCAATCAAAACAGCGATCAATATCGTTGGTTCACAAAAGAAACTAGGCGATGCCTGCGAAGTTTCACAGCAGGCCGTCTATAAGTGGCTTCACAACAAAGCAAAGGTATCCCCTGAACATGTCGGCAGCATTGTTACGGCTACTGGTGGAGTTGTGAAGGCATACCAGATTCGCCCGGATCTTCCGAAGTTGTTTCCACACACCGAAAAGAACGCAGCTTAAATTTCCATTTCACGCTCTTTAACAATAAGCAATCAACTTAACAGTCAATTCAAACTAAAGGAGTCAATTATGCAACCACTTACATACCAACAGACTAGCGGATTTATTCCGACTGCGGTGATAAATCGTTCTCAAACAAAACAAGCTCCAGGCCACGAAAAAATCCGTGATGCCGTCCGCGCCTGGTCGGCTGTAGATAATCAGGATGTCGTTGCCGCACTCATTGTGAATGAGTATCGGGAGCAGGGCGACGGCACCATCGATTTCCCTGATGATGTCAGCCGTGCACGCCAGAAGCTGTTCCGCTTCCTCGATAACAAATTCGATTCTGAAAAATACCGAAATAACGTGCGTGAACTGACCCCGGCAATTCTGGCGGTACTACCGCTGGAATATCGCGGTTACCTGGTTGAGCAGGATAGCTTCATGACTCGGTTGGCTGAAATGGAAAAGGAACTCAGTGAGGCAAAACAGGCTGTCATTCTCAACGCACCACGCCACCAGAAACTGAAGGAAATGAGTGAAGGTATTGTGTCGATGTTTCGTGTGGACCCGGATCTGGCTGGTCCATTAATGGCGATGGTGACCACCATGCTGGGGGCAATATGACAGGTTCAGAAATGGCGAAAGTCGGTCTGCGGGAACAGAACCGACTTTCAGGTGCAAATCGTAACACACTCATTGCGGGAGGAATTATGGCAAACACTGCTGAGATATTCAATTTTCCAGTGCCGGATGCGGCACAAAAGGAGCCGCGCGTGGCAGATCTCGATGATGGTTATACGCGCATTGCAAATGAGTTGCTGGAAGCTGTGATGCTGGCCGGATTAACACAGCACCAGCTTCTGGTCTTCCTGGCTGTCATGCGCAAAACATATGGCTTTAATAAAAAACTGGATTGGGTGAGCAACGAGCAACTTTCCGAGTTGACCGGGATATTGCCGCACAAGTGTTCTGCTGCAAAAAGCGTTCTGGTAAAGCGTGGGATTCTTATTCAGAGCGGGCGGAATATCGGCATTAATAATGTGGTCAGTGAATGGTCAACATTCCCCGAATCAGGTAAGAAAAATAAAGTTTACCTGAAAGAGGTAAATTTACCTGAATCAGGTAAGAAAAGTTTACCCAAATCAGGTAAAGGCGTTTACCCGAATCAGGTAAACACAAAAGACAAACTAACAAAAGACAATATAAAACCTTTTTCGTCCGAGAATTCTGGCGAATCCTCTGACCAACCAGAAAACGATCTTCCTGTGGAGAAACCAGATGCTGCAATTCAGAGCGGCAGCAGGTGGGGGACAGCAGAAGACCTGACCGCCGCAGAGTGGATGTTTGACATGGTGAAGACCATCGCGCCATCAGCCAGAAAACCGAATTTTGCAGGGTGGGCTAACGATATCCGCCTGATGCGTGAACGTGACGGACGTAACCACCGCGACATGTGCGTGCTGTTCCGCTGGGCATGCCAGGACAACTTCTGGTCCGGTAACGTGCTAAGTCCGGCCAAACTCCGCGACAAGTGGACCCAACTCGAAATCAACCGTAACAAGCAACAGGCTGGCGTGACAGCCGGAAAATCAAAACTCGACCTGACAAACACTGACTGGATTTATGGGGTGGATTTATGAAAAACATCGCCGCACAGATGGTTAACTTTGACCGTGAGCAGATGCGCCGGATCGCCAACAACATGCCGGAACAGTACGACGAAAAGCCGCAGGTACAGCAGGTAGCGCGGATCATCAACGGTGTGTTCAGCCAGTTACTGGCAACTTTCCCGGCGAGCCTGGCTAACCGGGACCAGAACGAACTGAACGAAATCCGCCGCCAGTGGGTTCTGGCTTTCCGGGAAAACGGGATCACCACAATGGAACAGGTTAACGCAGGAATGCGCGTAGCCCGTCGGCAGAATCGACCATTCCTGCCATCACCCGGGCAGTTTGTCGCCTGGTGCCGGGAAGAAGCATCCGTTACCGCCGGACTGCCAAACGCCAGCGAGCTGGTTGATATGGTTTACGAGTATTGCCGGAAGCGTGGCCTGTATCCGGACGCAGAGTCTTATCCATGGAAATCAAACGCGCACTACTGGTTGGTTACCAACCTGTACCAGAACATGCGGGCCAATGCGCTGACTGACGCGGAATTACGGCGTAAAGCTGCCGATGAGCTGACCTGTATGACCGCGCGAATTAACCGTGGTGAGGCGATACCTGAACCAGTAAAACAACTTCCTGTCATGGGCGGTAGGCCTCTAAATCGTGCACAGGCTCTGGCGAAGATCGCAGAAATCAAAGCGAAGTTCGGACTGAAAGGAGCAACTGTATGACGGGCAAAGAGGCAATTATTCATTATCTGGAGACGCACAAGAGCTTCTGTGCGCCGGACGTTGCTGCGACAACAGGTGTGACATTAACCAGCATAAATCAGGCTGCGGCAAAAATGGCGCGGGCAGGAATCCTGGTCATTGATGGTAAGGTCTGGCGAACGTTTGTTTAACGGTTAGCTACTCAGGATGATAGGGCGGGGCAAGTGAGTATGAAGCGGATTTTCAGGAATGCCATCAGAGTTTGGAAATAAAGTGGGTTTTCTAGTGGCAAGAGACTTGATAATATTTAGTTCTTTAAATCCAAGGAGATAGGGTTATGAGAAAATTTATTATAGCCTTTGTCATAAGTGCCTCGTTTACTGCAAATGCTGGTGTAGAGAAGTTAGGGTCGTGGATAACAAAGTCTGAGATAAATAAAATGACTGACCAGACTGACTTTGTGGCTCTTAATTTATCACCAGATTCATATAACAAAGCAGGTACTGATCGTGCAACTTCACTGGTGTTGCGTTGTAGTGATAACAAAACAGATGCCTATTTATCATTCAATGATTATATGGGTTCGGACAACCCAAGAATTACAGTGCGGTTAGATGGCGGAAAGCCGGTCAAGAGTGCTTGGGGAGGTGGGGAAGGCGGTGATTCTGCATTTGCTCCACAACCAATACAATTTATAAAGACCTTGGCTAAGCATAAAAAAGCTATTTTTGGGTTTGAACCTTATGGATCAACTATGCAAGTAGTTGAGTTTGACTTGTCTGAGATTGATAAGGTTGTGGAAAAAATTTCACAGTCTTGCAATTGGAAATGACAAAAAAATTTCATATGAACCCAGTTGGCGCTGGGTTTTTTATTTCAGTAGCCAATAATGCATTCAAAATCTCTTACTTGAGAAACGGCCTATTTGAGATTTCAGTCGTGGCAGGATGATCAGTTGATTCGAGTATTGACGCATTTGCGTTCGGAGCGATTACAGTAGATTGTAAATAATAATGAGAAACACATAGCCACATAGCCACCCCGTGGTATTGAAACCATATAATGTTGGATTTGAAAACAGATCTTTTCCCATGTATTAATAACTACATCCCCGCGAGTGATTCAAAAAGGAGGGCCCAATTTTGTCCGAGTTTTTGTATTCCCCCGCATGCCGCTGCGGAGCACTACATCTGAGTGTCTGACTAGGGGATAAAATTAGACTGGATAGTGAGAAGAAAGTGGCGCGCTAGGCTGTGCCGAGTGCTACCAGTACACCTTGGGGGTGTGCAGCTTTCGCCGAGACTGTAGTGGGTATCGGTTAATGCACGAAAAACCGAGAGGTCAGACAACCAATTTGCCGTAGGATTGTTTCCGGTGCGATACCGGTCTACTAACTGAAAGCAATGCGAAAAAGCATAAACTCGGTCCTTCAGTCGCCCTACACACTATTTACTAAGAAGGGCTGAAGCATGGATACAATTATTACATGGATGGGAGATCGTCTGTTGGGGGGGACACAAAAATCCGATCTGCAGCAGATGGCGATCACTGGATTAACTTCCGCGATTTGTTCAACAATTTTGTACACTGAAAAATTAAAACATGGTGAGCCTATTAACCCAAACGAAGAAGAAAAACTTTATAGGCTTTGGTATGAAGGAAACGCTTGAAAGAATAAAGCACAATTAAAACCTTTGATTTGCGATAATCAACTTGCCATAATTAAGTAATCGGAGCCTGAACAACTCCGGTGACTTCTGCGCTAAACGGGGACGTTTATGCGCACATACAATCCAAACTATCTTCTCCTTTCACAGATGCAGAAATGCACCTGCAATTCTTTGCATCTAGCGTTTGACCTCTGTGGAGGTGAAGCGTGAACCTCCCACAAGATGGCATCAAATTGCATCGCGGTAACTTCACCGCTATCGGTCAGCAGATCCAGCCTTATCTGGAAGACGGCAAATGCTTTCGCATGGTGCTTAAACCGTGGCGAGAGAGACGCAGTCTTTCCCAGAATGCACTCAGCCACATGTGGTACAGCGAAATCAGTGAATACCTCATCAGCAGGGGGAAATCGTTCGCTACCGCAGCATGGGTAAAAGATGCTCTCAAACACACATACCTCGGTTATGAAACCAAGGACCTGGTTGATGTCGTAACCGGCGAAATCACTACTATCCAGTCGTTACGCCATACCTCCGATCTTGATACCGGAGAGATGTATGTCTTCCTGTGTAAGGTTGAAGCCTGGGCGATGAATATTGGCTGCCACCTGACTATTCCGCAGAGCTGCGAGTTCCAGCTGCTGCGCGACAAGCAGGAGGCGTAATGGCTACACCGCTTATTCGTGTCATGAACGGACACATCTACAAAGTACCAAATCGTCGTAAGCGTAAACCTGAGCTGAAGCCATCCGAAATACCAACACTGCTCGGATATACCGCTAGCCTGGTTGATAAAAAATGGTTGCGACTGGCAGCAAGGAGGAATCATGGCTGATTTGAGAAAAGCAGCGCGTGGTCGGGAATGCCAGGTAAGAATCCCTGGCGTATGTAATGGCAACCCTGAAACGTCTGTACTGGCACATATCCGGCTGACTGGATTGTGCGGCACCGGTACGAAACCGCCAGACCTGATTGCCACCATTGCATGTTCTGCCTGCCACGACGAAATCGACCGCCGCACGCATTTTGTTGACGCTGGATATGCAAAAGAATGCGCGCTGGAAGGTATGGCGAGAACGCAGGTTATCTGGCTGAAAGAGGGGGTAATTAAGGCGTGAATACTTACCACATCACACTACCCTGGCCGCCGAGCAATAACCGCTACTACCGCCATAATCGAGGGCGCACGCACATCAGCGCAGAAGGGCAGGCATACCGCGATAACGTCGCCCGAATCATTAAAGGCTCAATGCTGGATATCGGTCTGGCTATGCCTGTGAAAATCCGCATTGAGTGCCACATGCCGGATCGCCGTCGCCGTGACCTGGATAATCTACAAAAAGCCTCTTTTGACGCACTCACCAAAGCAGGTTTCTGGCTGGATGATGCTCAGGTCGTTGATTACCGCGTTGTGAAGATGCCTGTTACCAAAGGTGGGAGGCTGGAACTGACCATCACCGAAATGGGGAATGAATGATGTTTGAGTTTTATATGGCAGAACTTCTTCGCCACCGCTGGGGGCATCTGCGCTTATATCGTTTCCCCGGTTCTGTTTTGACCGATTACCGAATACTGAAGAATTACGCCAAAACCCTGACAGGAGCAGGAGTATGAAGTCAGAGATAACAATCAACTAATACTGTTTTGTTGATTTTTGCTTGTAATTGGCGTTCTGGTCTGATTTTTGTGGAGTAAGTTGATGCGTGATATTCAGATGGTTCTTGAGCGTTGGGGAGCGTGGGCGGCTAATAATCATGAAGATGTGACCTGGTCGTCCATTGCCGCCGGTTTTAAGGGATTAATTACTTCAAAAGTAAAATCTCGCCCGCAATGTTGTGACGATGACGCTATGATCATTTGCGGGTGCATGGCCCGTCTGAAAAAGAACAACAGCGATTTGCACGATTTATTAGTAGATTATTATGTAGTCGGTATGACATTCATGTCACTGGCAGGTAAGCATTGCTGCTCTGATGGTTATATCGGGAAAAGGTTACAGAAGGCTGAGGGCATAATTGAAGGGATGTTAATGGCATTAGATATCCAGTTAGAGATGGATATCGTTGTTAATAACTCTAATTAATATGCCAATTGTTTACTAAAAATTATTAAAAATGGGGCGTTGAGACGCCCCCAAAAATAAAGGGTAATATATAACAGAAGGTTTATATAGTTAGAAGCAAGGTTGTGCTTCTAAAGGAAGTGGCTTGAGGGAGCCACTTATATGTTGGGGAGGCAACGCCTCCCGCAACATATCTTTTTCGTAATCAGATTAGAACTGGTAAACCAGACCTACAGCGACGATGTCGTCGGTATCAATACCAGCTGTTTTGGTAAACTTACTATCGTCAATTAAGTTGATTTTGTAATCAACAAAAGTGGACATGTTTTTATTAAAGTAGTAAGTAGCACCGACATCGACATACTTGACTAAGTCTCGGTCACCATGAACACCAAGGTCTTTACCTTTTGACTGAAGGTAAGCAACAGATGGGCGCAGACCGAAGTCAAACTGATATTGTGCTACTGCTTCAAAGTTTTGTGCTTTGTTTGCAATATGGTTATTACCAAAAACGGTCATATTCTGAGTTTCAGAATATGTGGTAGCCAGATAGATATTGTTCGCATCATATTTCAGGCCTGCAGCCCATACTTCCGCATTTTTGCCGGAGGCATTGAATTTGCTCTTACCATAGGCGACCTGACCGTCAGTGCGATCTGATTTAGCATAGGTTGCACCCACGCCGAATCCTTCATACTCATAAGTAGTGGAGAAACCGAAACCATCACCATTGGCTTCAGTTACGTCAGTGCGGTCATTTTTACCCTGATACTGAGCAGCAAAGTTCAGGCCATCGACCAGACCAAAGAAGTCGTTGTTACGATAAGTTGCAACACCAGTAGTGCGACCAGTCATGAACACATCTGTTTGGGTCCAGGTATCACCACCGAATTCTGGCAGAACGTCAGTCCACGCACCGATGTCGTATGCTACACCGTAGTTACGGCCGTAATCGATTGAGCCGTAATCACCAAATTTCAGGCCTGCAAATGCAAGACGGGTTTTGTCTTTGGAAGAACCTTGAGATTCAGCGCGGTTGCCTTTGAATTCATATTCCCACTGACCGAAACCAGTCAGTTGATCGTTGATTTGGGTTTCACCTTTGAAGCCAAGACGGGCATAAGTAGTATCACCATCATCTGCATCATTAGAGGAGAAGTAGTGCTTAGCATTAACTTTCCCGTACAGATCCAGCTTGTTACTGTCTTTATTATAAATTTCAGCTGCCTGAGCAGACATCGCCATCAGTACTGATGCAGCTACAGCAGAAATTGCCACTGTTAATTTTTTCATCGTGAGCCCTTTTTTTGAACTATTATTAAAAAATGATGTCACTGCGCGATAAATATTCATCTAATCAATGTGATTATTTCAAGATGTAAGTTTTGGTTTCTCGTTTGATTTGTGAAGTAGATCTCTATTTTTATCTGAACTTTTTTCTATCGAATCCTATTCATGGCTCTTGGCTGAATAAAAATAAATCTATTAGCCAATTTATATTAATGGCTGTTATTTATAAGTGCTCTATAATTTGAAGGTTCAATTTAAATCGGCTAAAAATAACGCTGGAAATTATTTGTTGGTTATTTGTTGAGATTTGCTTATGTATTTGTAGTGGTGTTTTCAATACTCGGTAGCATTCTCGCAAATATCATTTAGTGGTTTACGTACGTAAAAAATTGGTTATGCTGTTAAGAGTGGTTACTTCGTCACACAGCTTAAACCCGCCGTCGAGCGGGTTTTTCCATTTTTTGAGTCTCGATATTAGCTGATAACCCAATACCTGAGTTATTCACTGACTCCGAGTCTGTTACGTTTCGTAGTATTCCCTCAATTTACACCCGCTTTGTCTGCGAGGTGGGGTTATGAAATCCATGGATAAGTTAACAACGGGTGTCGCCTATGGCACCTCAGCAGGTAGTGCCGGGTACTGGTTTTTACAGCTGCTAGATAAAGTCACGCCCTCACAGTGGGCGGCAATTGGAGTGCTGGGTAGCCTGGTATTTGGCCTGCTGACGTACCTGACAAACCTTTATTTCAAGATTAAAGAAGATAAGCGCAAGGCTGCGAGAGGTGAATAATGCCTCCATCATTACGAAAAGCCGTTGCTGCTGCTATTGGTGGCGGAGCAATTGCTATAGCATCAGTGTTAATTACTGGCCCAAGTGGTAACGATGGTCTGGAAGGTGTCAGCTACATACCATACAAAGATATTGTTGGTGTATGGACTGTATGTCACGGGCATACAGGAAAAGACATCATGCTCGGTAAAACGTATACCAAAGCAGAATGCAAAGCACTCTTGAATAAAGACCTTGCCACTGTCGCCAGACAAATTAACCCGTACATCAAAGTCGATATACCGGAAACAACGCGCGGCGCTCTTTACTCATTCGTTTACAACGTGGGTGCTGGCAATTTCAGAACATCGACGCTTCTTCGCAAAATAAACCAGGGCGATATCAAAGGCGCATGTGATCAGCTACGTCGCTGGACATATGCTGGCGGTAAGCAATGGAAAGGTCTCATGACTCGTCGTGAGATTGAGCGTGAAATCTGTTTGTGGGGTCAGCAATGAACAGAGTAACCGCGATTATCTCCGCTCTGGTTATCTGCATCATCGTCTGCCTGTCATGGGCTGTTAATCATTACCGTGATAACGCCATTACCTACAAAGCCCAGCGCGACAAAAATGCCAGAGAACTGAAGCTGGCGAACGCGGCAATTACTGACATGCAGATGCGTCAGCGTGATGTTGCTGCGCTCGATGCAAAATACACGAAGGAGTTAGCTGATGCGAAAGCTGAAAATGATGCTCTGCGTGATGATGTTGCCGCTGGTCGTCGTCGGTTGCACATCAAAGCAGTCTGTCAGTCAGTGCGTGAAGCCACCACCGCCTCCGGCGTGGATAATGCAGCCTCCCCCCGACTGGCAGACACCGCTGAACGGGATTATTTCACCCTCAGAGAGAGGCTGATCACTATGCAAAAACAACTGGAAGGAACCCAGAAGTATATTAATGAGCAGTGCAGATAGAGCTGCCCATATCGATGGGCAACTCATGCAATTATTGTGAGCAATACACACGCGCTTCCAGCGGAGTATAAATGCCTAAAGTAATAAAACCGAGAAATCCATTTACGAATGTTTGCTGGGTTTCTGTTTTAACAACATTTTCTGCGCCGCCACAAATTTTGGCTGCATCAACAGTTTTCTCCTGTCCAATTCCCGAAACGAAGAAATGATGGGTGATGGTTTCCTTTGGTGTTACTGCTGTCGGTTTGTTTCCAACAGTAAACGTCTGTTGAGCACATCCTGTAATAAGCATTGCCAGAGCGGCAGAAAACAACATTTTTTTCATCTTATTATCCTGCATTGTTAAAAACGGCAGAATCCTATGTGACAACAATTAAACGATAGTTAAATGGATTGATGAAAATTAAAACTATATAGGTGGATGCTCAGCCTATTGGAGGAGGGGGGGGCACTCAGAATCCTGTGGAATGAAATAAACCGCTCTATCTGTCCATTACCCTTTTAGCTGCGCTGTATCGTCGCCGTATTCCCGCATTAACCATGACCGTAGCCCGACGGGGAATTCCTTCTGCGTGAGTGTGCGGGAATAATCAAAAACGATGCACACCGGGTTTTACTGTGCTGACAGACGCAGGGTTACCCTCATAGTCGCTTTTCCGGTGCGATGGTGGAAGAAACCGGGATGTTCATCCATCATCACTTTGGATTGATGTATATGCTCTCTTTTCTGACGTTAGTCTCCGACGGCAGGCTTCAATGACCCAGGCTGAGAAATTCCCGGACCCTTTTTGCTCAAGAGCGATGTTAATTTGTTCAATCATTTGGTTAGGAAAGCGGATGTTGCGGGTTGTTGTTCTGCGGGTTCTGTTCTTTGTTGACATGAGGTTGCCCCGTATTCAGTGTCGCTGATTTGTATTGTCTGAAGTTGTTTTTACGTTAAGTTGATGCAGATCAATTAATACGATACCTGCGTCATAATTGATTATTTGACGTGGTTTGATGGCGTAGATGCACGTTGTGACATGTAGATGATAATTATTATCATTTTGCGGGTCCTTTCCGGCGATCCGACAGGTTACGGGGCGGCGACCTCGCGGGTTTTCGCTATTTATGAAAATTTTCCGGCTTAAGGCGTTTCCGTTCTTCTTCGCCGTAACTTCATGTTTTTATTTAAAACACCCCCTAAAAAGAAAGGAAACGACAGGTGCTGAAAACGGGCTTTTTGGCCTCTGTCGTTTCCTTTCTCTGTTTTTGGCCGTGGAATGAACAATGGAAGTCAACAAAAAGCAGCTGGCTGACATTTTCGGTGCGAGTATCCGTACCATTCAGAACTGGCAGGAACAGGGAATGCCCGTTCTGCGAGGCGGTGGCAAGGGTAATGAGGTGCTTTATGACTCTGCCGCCGTTATAAAATGGTATGCCGAAAGGGATGCTGAAATTGAGAACGAAAAGCTGCGCCGGGAGGTTGAAGAACTGCGGCAGGCCCGCGAGGCAGATCTCCAGCCAGGGACTATTGAGTACGAACGCCATCGACTTACGCGTGCGCAGGCCGACGCACAGGAACTGAAGAATGCCAGAGACTCCGCTGAAGTGGTGGAAACCGCATTCTGTACTTTCGTGCTGTCGCGGATCGCAGGTGAAATTGCCAGTATTCTCGACGGGATCCCCCTGTCGGTGCAGCGGCGTTTTCCGGAACTGGAAAACCGACATGTTGATTTCCTGAAACGGGATATCATCAAAGCCATGAACAAAGCAGCCGCGCTGGATGAACTGATACCGGGGTTGCTGAGTGAATATATCGAACAGTCAGGTTAACAGGCTGCGGCATTTTGTCCGCGCCGGGCTTCGCTCACTGTTCCGGCCGGAGCCACAGACCGCCGTTGAATGGGCGGATGCCAATTACTATCTCCCGAAAGAATCCGCATACCAGGAAGGGCGCTGGGAAACACTGCCCTTTCAGCGGGCCATCATGAATGCGATGGGCAGTGACTACGTCCGCGAGGTGAATGTGGTGAAGTCTGCCCGTGTTGGTTATTCCAAAATGCTGCTGGGTGTTTATGCCTACTTCATAGAGCATAAGCAGCGCAACACCCTTATCTGGTTGCCGGCGGATGGTGATGCCGAGAACTTTATGAAAACCCACGTTGAGCCGACCATCCGCGATATTCCGTCGCTGCTGGCGCTGGCTCCGTGGTATGGCAAAAAGCACCGGGATAACACGCTCACCATGAAGCGTTTTTCCAATGGTCGTGGCTTCTGGTGCCTGGGCGGTAAAGCGGCAAAAAACTACCGTGAAAAGTCGGTGGATGTGGCGGGTTATGATGAACTTGCTGCCTTTGATGAGGATATTGAACAGGAAGGCTCTCCGACGTTCCTGGGCGATAAGCGTATTGAAGGCTCGGTCTGGCCAAAGTCCATCCGTGGCTCCACGCCCAAAGTGAGAGGCACATGCCAGATTGAGCGTGCAGCCAGTGAATCCCCGCATTTTATGCGTTTTCATGTTGCCTGCCCGCACTGCGGGGAGGAGCAGTACCTTAAATTTGGCGATAAAGAGACGCCGTTTGGCCTCAAATGGACACCGGATGATCCCTCCAGCGTGTTTTATCTCTGCGAGCATAATGCCTGCGTTATCCGGCAGCAGGAGCTGGATTTCGCTGATGCCCGTTATATCTGCGAAAAGACCGGGATCTGGACCCGTGATGGCATTCTCTGGTTTTCGTCATCCGGTGAAGAGATTGAACCGCCTGACAGTGTGACCTTTCACATCTGGACAGCGTACAGCCCGTTCACCACCTGGGTGCAGATTGTCAAAGACTGGATGAAGACGAAAGGGGATACGGGAAAACGTAAAACCTTCGTGAACACCACGCTCGGTGAGACGTGGGAAGCGAAAATCGGCGAACGTCCGGATGCTGAAGTGATGGCAGAGCGGAAAGAGCATTATTCAGCGCCCGTTCCTGATCGTGTTGCTTACCTGACCGCCGGTATCGACTCCCAGCTGGACCGCTACGAAATGCGCGTATGGGGATGGGGGCCGGGTGAGGAAAGCTGGCTGATTGACCGGCAGATTATTATGGGCCGCCACGACGATGAACAGACGCTGCTGCGTGTGGATGAGGCCATCAATAAAACCTATACCCGCCGGAATGGTGCAGAAATGTCGGTATCCCGTATCTGCTGGGATACTGGCGGGATTGACCCGACCATTGTGTATGAACGCTCGAAAAAACATGGGCTGTTCCGGGTGATCCCCATTAAAGGGGCATCCGTCTACGGAAAGCCGGTGGCCAGCATGCCACGTAAGCGAAACAAAAACGGGGTTTACCTTACCGAAATTGGTACGGATACCGCGAAAGAGCAGATTTATAACCGCTTCACACTGACGCCGGAAGGGGATGAACCGCTTCCCGGTGCCGTTCACTTCCCGAATAACCCGGATATTTTTGATCTGACCGAAGCGCAGCAGCTGACTGCTGAAGAGCAGGTCGAAAAATGGGTGGATGGCAGGAAAAAAATACTGTGGGACAGCAAAAAGCGACGCAATGAGGCGCTCGACTGCTTCGTTTATGCGCTGGCGGCGCTGCGCATCAGTATTTCCCGCTGGCAGCTGGATCTCAGTGCACTGCTGGCGAGCCTGCAGGAAGAGGATGGTGCAGCAACCAACAAGAAAACACTGGCAGATTACGCCCGTGCCTTATCCGGAGAGGATGAATGACGCGACAGGAAGAACTTGCCGCTGCCCGTGCGGCACTGCATGACCTGATGACAGGTAAACGGGTGGCAACGGTACAGAAAGACGGACGGAGAGTGGAGTTTACGGCCACTTCCGTGTCTGACCTGAAAAAATACATTGCGGAGCTGGAAGTGCAGACCGGCATGACACAGCGACGCAGGGGACCTGCAGGATTTTATGTATGAAAATGTCCACCATTCCCACCCTTCTGGGGCCGGACGGCATGACATCGCTGCGTGAATATGCCGGTTATCACGGCGGTGGCAGCGGATTTGGTGGGCAGTTGCGGGCGTGGAACCCACCGGGTGAAAGTGTGGATGCAGCCCTGCTGCCCAACTTTACCCGTGGCAATGCCCGCGCAGACGATCTGGTACGCAATAACGGCTATGCCGCCAACGCCATCCAGTTGCATCAGGATCATATCGTCGGGTCTTTTTTCCGACTCAGTCATCGCCCAAGCTGGCGCTATCTGGGCATCGGGGAGGAAGAAGCCCGTGCCTTTTCCCGCGAGGTTGAAGCGGCATGGAAAGAGTTTGCCGAGGATGACTGCTGCTGCATTGACGTTGAGCGAAAACGCACGTTTACCATGATGATTCGGGAAGGTGTGGCCATGCACGCCTTTAACGGTGAACTGTTCGTTCAGGCCACCTGGGATACCAGTCCGTCGCGGCTTTTCCGGACACAGTTCCGGATGGTAAGCCCGAAGCGCATCAGCAACCCGAACAATACCGGCGACAGCCGGAACTGCCGTGCCGGTGTGCAGATTAATGACAGCGGTGCGGCGCTGGGATATTACGTCAGCGAGGACGGCTATCCTGGCTGGATGCCGCAGAAATGGACATGGATACCCCGTGAGTTACCCGGCGGGCGCGCCTCGTTCATTCACGTTTTTGAACCCGTGGAGGACGGGCAGACCCGCGGTGCAAATGTGTTTTACAGCGTGATGGAGCAGATGAAGATGCTCGACACGCTGCAGAACACGCAGCTGCAGAGCGCCATTGTGAAGGCGATGTATGCCGCCACCATTGAGAGTGAGCTGGATACGCAGTCAGCGATGGATTTTATTCTGGGCGCGAACAGTCAGGAGCAGCGGGAAAGGCTGACCGGCTGGATTGGTGAAATTGCCGCGTATTACGCCGCAGCACCGGTCCGTCTGGGAGGCGCAAAAGTGCCGCACCTGATGCCGGGGGACTCACTGAACCTGCAGACGGCTCAGGACACGGATAACGGCTACTCCGTGTTTGAGCAGTCACTGTTGCGGTATATCGCTGCCGGGCTGGGTGTCTCGTATGAGCAGCTTTCCCGGAATTACGCCCAGATGAGCTACTCCACGGCACGGGCCAGTGCGAACGAGTCGTGGGCGTACTTTATGGGGCGGCGAAAATTCGTCGCATCCCGTCAGGCGAGCCAGATGTTTCTGTGCTGGCTGGAAGAGGCCATCGTTCGCCGCGTGGTGACGTTACCTTCAAAAGCGCGTTTCAGTTTTCAGGAAGCCCGCAGTGCCTGGGGGAACTGCGACTGGATAGGCTCCGGTCGTATGGCCATCGATGGTCTGAAAGAAGTTCAGGAAGCGGTGATGCTGATAGAAGCCGGGCTGAGTACCTACGAGAAAGAGTGTGCAAAACGCGGCGATGACTATCAGGAAATTTTTGCCCAGCAGGTCCGTGAAACGATGGAGCGTCGTGAAGCCGGTCTTAAACCACCCGCCTGGGCGGCTGCGGCATTTGAATCCGGGCTGCGACAATCAACAGAGGAGGAGAAGAGTGACAGCAGAGCTGCGTAATCTCCCGCATATTGCCAGCATGGCCTTTAATGAGCCGCTGATGCTTGAACCCGCCTATGCGCGGGTTTTCTTTTGTGCGCTTGCAGGCCAGCTTGGGATCAGCCGCCTGACGGATGCGGTGTCCGGTGACAGCCTGACTGCCGGAGAGGCACCCGCGACGCTGGCGTTATCCGTTAATGATGACGGACCACGACAGGCCCGCAGTTATCAGGTCATGAATGGCATCGCCGTGCTGCCGGTTTCCGGCACGCTGGTCAGCCGGACGCGGGCGCTGCAGCCGTATTCGGGGATGACCGGTTACAACGGCATTATCGCCCGTCTGCAACAGGCTGCCAGTGACCCGATGGTGGACGGCATTCTGCTGGATATGGACACGCCAGGCGGAATGGTGGCGGGGGCATTTGACTGCGCTGACATCATCGCCCGTGTGCGTGACATAAAACCGGTATGGGCGCTGGCCAACGACATGAACTGCAGTGCAGGTCAGCTGCTTGCCAGTGCCGCCTCCCGGCGTCTGGTCACGCAGACCGCCCGGACAGGCTCCATCGGCGTCATGATGGCTCACAGTAATTACGGTGCTGCCCTGGAGAAACAGGGTGTGGAAATCACGCTGATTTACAGCGGCAGCCATAAGGTGGATGGCAATCCCTACAGCCATCTTCCGGATGACGTCCGGGAGACACTGCAGTCCCGGATGGACGCAACCCGCCAGATGTTTGCGCAGAAGGTGTCGGCATATACCGGCCTGTCTGTGCAGGCTGTGCTGGATACCGAGGCTGCAGTGTACAGCGGTCAGGAGGCCATTGATGCCGGACTGGCTGATGAACTTGTTAACAGCACCGATGCGATCACCGTCATGCGTGATGCACTGGATGCGCGTAAATCCCGTCTCTCAGGAGGGCGAATGACCAAAGAGACTCAATCAACAACTGTTTCAGCCACTGCTTCGCAGGCTGACGTTACTGACGTGGTGCCAGCGACGGAGGGCGAAAACGCCAGCGTGGCGCAGCCGGACGTGAACGCGCAGATCACCGCAGCGGTTGCGGCAGAAAACAGCCGCATTATGGGGATCCTCAACTGTGAGGAGGCTCACGGACGCGAAGAACAGGCGCGCGTTCTGGCAGAAACCCCCGGAATGACCGTGGAAACGGCCCGCCGCATTCTGGCTGCAGCACCACAGAGTGCACAGGCGCGCAGTGACACTGCGCTGGATCGTCTGATGCAGGGGGCACCGGCACCGCTGGCTGCAGGTAACCCGGCATCTGATGCCGTTAACGATTTGCTGAACACACCAGTGTAAGGGATGTTTATGACGAGCAAAGAAACCTTTACCCATTACCAGCCGCTGGGCAACAGTGACCCGGCTCATACCGCAACCGCGCCCGGCGGATTGAGTGCGAAAGCGCCAGCAATGACCCCGCTGATGCTGGACACCTCCACCCGTAAGCTGGTTGCGTGGGATGGCACCACCGACGGTGCTGCCGTTGGCATTCTGGCGGTTGCTGCTGACCAGACCAGCACCACGCTGACGTTCTACAAGTCCGGCACGTTCCGTTATGAGGATGTGCTCTGGCCGGAGGCTGCCAGCGACGAGACGAAAAAACGGACCGCGTTTGCCGGAACGGCAATCAGCATCGTTTAACTTTACCCTTCATCACTAAAGGCCGCCTGTGCGGCTTTTTTTACGGGATTTTTTTATGTCGATGTACACAACCGCCCAGCTGCTGGCGGCAAATGAGCAGAAATTTAAGTTTGATCCGCTGTTTCTGCGTCTCTTTTTCCGTGAGAGCTATCCCTTCACTACGGAGAAAGTCTATCTCTCACAAATTCCTGGACTGGTAAACATGGCGCTGTACGTTTCGCCGATTGTTTCCGGTGAGGTTATCCGTTCCCGTGGCGGCTCCACCTCTGAATTTACGCCGGGATATGTCAAACCCAAGCACTTAGCATGGCTTTCTGAGGCTTTCGTGTAGTTGCTGGTTTTTACACTTAATCTTTTGATAATAAAGAATAAGTTTATCTGGCGCTTTCACTGAATTTTCCTCGTTATCTGTGTGTTGCAATCATCTCTGTATTGCAGCTTGTATTGCTTTTTGGGGCTAAAAATGGCTGGCGAGAACAAACTGAGCGACAAAGCGCTTAAAGGATATCTGGGGAAACCCAGAGAAAAGCAGATCACCATTGCTGATGGAAAGGGGCTTTCTATTCGTGTGAGTACTAAAGGGGCTGTGAGCTTTGTTTTCTTCTACAGGTTAGCAGGTGGCCGGGCTGCTCCGGTCTGGCTAACGTTGGGTAAATATCCTGATATGTCACTCAAACAGGCAAGGGAAAAGCGCGACGAGTGCCGTGGTTGGTTGGCTGACAAACGTGATCCGCGTATCCAGATTAAGATTCAGGCTGAAGAACGCTTAAAGCCGGTCACAGTGGAGGATGCACTAAATTACTGGTATGAAAACTACTGTAAGGTGCGTCGTAAAACTCATGCTGTAACGCTTGGCAGATTTCGAAAGCATATCTTTCCCTATATCGGTCATTTGCCCGTAAATGACACTCACCTATATGAATGGCTGGACTGTTTTGACCGAATTAAACGTAATGCACCAGTTATGGCGGCGTATGTTTTTTCTGACACTAAATTAGCTCTTCGTTTTTGTCGGGTACGCCAGTACGCGACGTGTGATGCTTTAAAGGATTTGCGCATGAGTGATGTGGGGCAGATTGCAGGTAAGCGGGATCGGGTTCTGGATGAAGCCGAACTCGGCCAGCTCTGGAAGGCAATTTTTGTCGAGCCTGATTTAAAACTAATGTCTGAATACACGCGAAAAATGTTTGTGCTTTGTACAGTATTTGGATGTCGAATGAGTGAAGCCCGATTATCAGAATGGAGCGAATGGGATCTCGAAAGTTGGGTTTGGACTGTGCCAAAAGATCACTCAAAAACTGGTGTTGAAATCGTCAGACCAGTACCTGAAATTCTACGACAGTGGGTAACGGATGTTCACGAAGAGACAAAACATACTGGTTATGTGCTGGGAAGTCTGCGAATTAGAGAAAGCGTAAGCAAGATTGGGGGGAAAATCGGTAAACGTTTGGGCCATGAAAAACAATGGTCACTACACGACCTTAGAAGAACGCTATCTACTCATCTAAGTGATCTCGGTGTTGAATTTTATGTAGTAGAACAACTGTTAGGCCATGCGCTACCTGGCGTGGCAGGTGTTTACAACCGGAGTAAGTTTATGGCTAAAAAACTGGATGCTCTGGAACTCTGGACTACATATCTCAATAGCATCGCAGCTGCTGATTCAAAAGTGACAATCCTCAAACAAAAGGCTGGTTAGCATGAAAAAAATGGCAATTGTTGATAAAAAGGGTCTGGAGTACATTCCTAACATTGACCGAATGATCCGTGAGAAAGAATGTCGGGAGCTAACTACTCTTGCGAACAGCACACGCTGGAAGCTGGAGAAGGAAGGAAAATTTCCTAAGCGGATCAAGATTGGTTCCACTGCTGTTGCATATCGTCTTTCAGAAGTGCAGGCATGGATTCGAGGTGAGTGGGAAACAACTTAACTATTAGGTGGGCATTGTGGCTATATTTCATTATACAGATCTTTTTGGTTTGAAAGGTATATTAGACTCTAATTCTTTATGGGCTACAAACATATATTTCTTAAATGATAAAGAGGAGTCTAACCATGGATGTGAATGCTTTCGAAATACAATTAAAATAGTTGATGACAATATCATTCCAAAAGATAAGAAAACTATTTTGCTCAAGTCTCTTGACATGTATGAGAAAGGGAGGTTACAAAAAGAAAAAGGGATTGATAAACATGTTTATAGCATCTCTTTTTGTAAGGAAAACGATAAGTTAAGTCAGTGGAGAGGTTACGGAAATAAACAGGGTGTTTGCATTGAGTTTGATGCGGATGAACTTGTGAGCTTTTCTCAAAATATTTATTTAAATTGTGTTGCACATGATGTTATATATTCAAATAATAACGATATTACTAAGATGAGTAAGGAGTTGGGAGAGTTTTTTTCTTGTAATGGTATTAACATTAAAGAAATGAATGATCATTTTGTAACAATGGTCTCTACGTATCAATTTATATCTAAATACATCCCATTTTTTAAACATCCTAGTTTTATCGAAGAGAATGAATTTAGATTGGTATTTACTCCGTGGATGCAAATGCCAGATGTGCACTTCAGAATAAATAATAATGGAATCATCCCTTATATCATCATTGATAATAAAGATAATAGAAAGTTACCAATTAAAAGCATTACAATTGGCCCGACAAACGATTATGATTTCATTGAGGCTGGTATAAAAATGTTCTTGGATTCAAGAGGATTTAGTTCTGTGGAAATTAAATCCTCATCAATTCCATTCAGGGGGTAAGGATTAACACTTTTAATCTGTGATATTATAAAAATGGTGGATAAAGGCGACCAGAATTGGTCGCCAATGTGAGTATATAGTTAGCCTTAATCAGAATACGAGGTTATCGCCTGATAGGCAATGTGAACAGTTCAATATTTAGGTGGTTCAACAAGAGCGTTTATCATTGCTCTCAAATTATCGCGAACACTTATCCAAGTCTGTTCTGCTCGTTCTAACTCATCAGTGTACAACTTTAATGTTTTATCTATGCCATATGTGGCTATTAAATTTATAGCTTCTTGTAATTTTTCAGGATTATTCCTTCTTGGGGGAGTGAATATACCACGGATTTTTCCGGTAATTAAAGCTTTACGGTGTCTACATAGAATACCTTTACTTCCTGCTGGACAATTACAAGTCATGATTAGCGAGCCAGAATCGTTTGATACAGTGACTATGTATACATCCAAACTACTGCTACTTGTTGCGAAGAATTCGTATTTCATGTGTTAGCTCCTTGACTTCAATTATTCTTATCCTTTTGGTTCAATACCGCGCCGTAGCAGCTCTTTGCGCCCTAATTCTTTAAGCCAGTTGGCTAGGCTTATGCCGTCGCTCTGCGCTTCTTTGTCGAATTGCTCTTTTAGCTCTGGAGAAATTCGCATTCTGAATTGTGGAGATTGCCCATCACCCTTAGGACTTTTATCGCGTTTGATCGTTGACAAGTGACCACCTATTGAATTAGCCTTTTCATTGTTAGGTGGCCACCTTAACACGGGGGCACTTAAAAAAGCAAAGCCCGAAGGTGCTGGGAACACCAACGGGCTTCTAACCACCAACGATAGCAACAGTATCGAGGTAGCTATGAGAAATCATACCACACACCCGCAAGGGCGGGACCCGCACAACCTGAATAAATACATCTGGCGTTTTATCGCCTTGAGTACGGCACAACCGCGCATGATTACCATCGAGGCCATCAGCGAACAGGAAGCCCGCCAGCAATCCCCAACTGGCTGCGTGATGGTATTCGCCGCCCGTATTCGTCAGGAGGTGTGCCGTGCTTAAAACCTTCCGTGTATTTGCCCGAGCTGTTAACCCACTGGGCCACACAATTGGTATCACTCAGAACGTGAAGGCTGTTAATGTTCAGACGGCTATTGCTGCGGTGAGAAGCGAATCATCAGAATATGGCTTATCACAAGTCATTATTTCAGCAGTGTATGAATTAAAAGAGGTGCATTAATGCAGGAAATCACATTACACGAAGCCGCTGAACGTGCGCACCAGACAGAAATTATTTGCCGCCTTCTTGAGGTATACCCGAACAAAATTACAGATGCTGATATATCCGCGCTGGCGAGCCTACTGGCGCGCCTTTCGGGAAGTGTCGCTAGTTTCCTGATTGAGGAAGAAAGTAAGCTGGTGGGGGATTAAATGAATACAGAACGGGAAGTCTTTTTTAAATTGTTAGCATGTGCAGAAAGTCCATTAACTTTAAATAATTCAGCAAAAGCAATATTAAATATGTGGCTTGATTGCATAAATGACAATGAAGATGCAAATATTGCTTATGGCCTGTTGTCACTTATTGATGAATCAGCAGAAAAACTCAATGACGCAATAAATAGTGCCCTGCTATCAAATAAGTCGAGTTAAGTCGAGGAATAAATAATATGGAAATGAAAAATTCTGGCTTTATTGCCAGCGGCCCCGCTCGGCCTGAATTTATGAACGGCGATATTTACCGCGATAAATACGGCGGCACGGTAACGATTAAAGGCGTGGCAGAACGGCGCATCACTTACCGCCGTGAGGGGTATAGCTATGACTGCGTGATGCCTGTTTATCAGTTCCGGCGTGATTTTTCCCTGGTATATGCCGCACCCCGCAGTAAGCCCATCAGCAGGGAAAAAGCGCGGGGAAACATCCAGAAAATGAAAAGCATGATTAACGCATTCAGGGGCAAAAAATGAAACTGGCACCGAACTTAAAAAAACAGCCACGCGACAGACTGACAGAGGTAATCATCTTTGCAGGTAGTGATGCGTGGAGCCATGCGAAAGAGTGGCGGGAATGGGCGGGTAAACATATTGCCGCCGACGATGTGCCGCCTGTCGTGCTGGCTGATGAGCAACTGAAAAATATCACCGATTACCGGATCATTGATGAAGATCGTCAGTGTGTGCGTGTTTACCGCGCAGGACATATCACAGAGCACAGCATGACGCAGATTGTTACGTTACTGGCTGTGGCTGGAGTGAAGACCGTACACGAATACGCGGGGATTACTGACACCAGCCCAGTGGATTTATCCGAGCAGTTGCCGCGACTCAAAGAGGAATGCGAGCGTGGGGAAAGTCTGGTGCTTAATCTTCCGACGAAGCAAAAGGCGCAACTTTCACAGATGGCAGACAGTGAACGTGCACAACTACTTGCCGATCGCTTTGATGGTGTGTGTGTTCATGCAGAAAGTGAAATCGTCCACGTATGGCGCGGCGGGGTATGGTGTCCGGTCAGCACAATGGAGCTGAGCCGCGAAATGGTGGCGATCTATTCAGAGCACAGGGCCACGTTCAGCAAACGTGTAATCAATAACGCCGTGGAAGCGTTAAAAGTTATTGCCGACCCCATGGGGGAGCCGTCCGGTGATTTGCTACCGTTCACTAATGGTGTGCTTAACCTGAAAACGGGGGAATTTTCTCCGCACTCGCCGGAGCACTGGAGCACCACGCACAATGGCATTGAGTACACGCCACCAGTAGCAGGGGAAAACATCCGCGATAATGCGCCAAATTTCCATAAATGGCTTGAACATGCCGCAAGAAAAGACCCGCGCAAGATGATGCGTATATGTGCCGCGTTATACATGATTATGGCGAACCGCTACGACTGGCAGATGTTCATTGAGGCCACCGGAGACGGGGGAAGCGGTAAGAGTACATTTACCCATATTGCCACCCTGCTTGCTGGCAAACAGAACACCGTAAGCGCGGAGATGACATCACTCGATGATGCAGGAGGGCGCGCGCAGGTTGTCGGGAGTCGTCTTATCGTCCTTGCCGATCAGCCGAAATATACGGGGGAAGGCACGGGCATCAAGAAAATCACGGGAGGCGATCCCGTTGAAATTAACCCGAAATATGAGAAGCGATTCACGACGATAATAAGGGCGGTGGTACTGGCAACCAATAACGACCCGATGATCTTTACCGAACGGGCCGGAGGTGTGTCACGCCGTCGGGTGATTTTCCGGTTCGACAACATTGTAAGGGAGGACGAAAAAGACAAGGAATTACCGGAAAAGATAGCGGCAGAAATCCCCGTAATTATCCGCCGCTTGCTGGCTAATTTTGCTGACCCTGAAAAGGCACGGGCTTTATTACTGGAACAGCGTGACGGTGATGAAGCTCTGGCAATAAAGCAGCAAACGGATCCGGTTGTTGAGCTTTGCGCGGCGCTGGAGTTTCTGGAGGAAGCTCGTGGGCTAATGATGGGCGGTGGTGGTGACACCGTGAAGTACACGACCAGAAACAGCCTTTACCGTGTCTATATGGCCTTCATGGCATACACAGGAAAGGGGAAATGTTTGAGCGTGAATGAGTTCGGAAAGGCTATGAGGTCAGCGGCGAAAGTTTACGGATATGAATATATTACGCGAAAAGTTAAGGGAGTCACGCAGACCAACGCAACGACTACTGATGATTGCGATGCGTTTTTATAAAAAATGGCAATGGTTATCTACCTTGTCTACCTGACTGAAAGAAAATACTTTTATTTCAATGTATTAATGCAGGTAGATAACTATTTTTCACTGTCTACCTGTTATCTACCTTATCTACCCATTTTTGTAGACAGGTAAGGAGACGGGTAGAGATGAGGTAGACAGCTATTTGGGGCTGTCTACCTCCCTGAAACCCGCGCCATTACTGGCCTGATAACTAATCAGGTAGACAAGGTAGACAAGGTGGTGGTGCACAAAAAACTTTTTAAACGAGGGGGTAAAAATAAAAATGCACACATCAGGAAAACTGAACAAACATATAAAGCCACATTACCGCGCCCTTGATATGGCTGAACACTGGCTAAGGGTGGCGATTAAGGCAATAGACCGCAACGCCGGGGAAGGATACGCGAAAGCACATCCCGAACTGATAAGCGCATTCATGACAACGGCGGCTGCAAACTTTGCCACGCTGACCGAACGGGAGATTGCTGAAGCGGAGGAAGTGACAACAATCAATATTAAGTCCGGAGAGCAGGCAGCATGACGGCGCAAATATCAGTTTACGGGCGGTTGGTGGACGACCCGCAGACAAAACAGACCAGCAAGGGCACCCCCATGACGCTGGCGCGTATGGCGGTATCACTGCCCTGCAGTCAGTCGGATGACGGTCTGGCGACGTTGTGGTTATCTGTCCTGGCGTTTGGCAGACAAGCCGACGCGCTGGCAAAGCATCACAAAGGCGAACTCCTGAGCGTGGCGGGTAACATGCAGATGAGCCAGTGGACTGGACAGAACGGCGAAACGCGGCAGGGCTGGCAGGTTATCGCAGACAGCGTAATCAGTGCGCGATCGGTGCGACCGGGCGGCAAAAAAGGCCAACAGGGGCAGGCTACTGACGCACTGAACAGAGCAAAACAACAGGCAGATCAGCAAGGAAGCCAGCCACCAGAGGGAGATAATGAGCAATGGGGAGATGATATCCCGTTTTAAATATTGCCAATAAAAAAAGCCGGAAAAAATAAATTTTCCGGCATGCTACATAAATCCCGACCAAAGGGAGTGAAGATATTAACACTAATTGTCCGCACTGAAGTTGTCACCCCAAAACTTTATACAACATTGCACTCGGTTGCATGTGTTCGCATGACAAATATCGGTGATAGCATATATCCACAATTATTTTTAATGAATGCAAAGAGGATGCGTATGGTTGATTTATATTCGCCTACTCAGCTTGTACAGGTAGTTAATGCTGTAGATGTACAAAAACAACTAAATGCGTTATTTACCAGTTTGTTTTTTACTCGCTCGGTAATGTTTGAATCGCGCGATATTATTCTTGATACAATCGACGATCCAAATATCCCAATTGCAGCGTTTTGTTCTCCTATGGTGGGTAGTAAAGTTTCACGTGACGAAGGGTACGAATCAAAAACAATTCGTCCAGGCTATATGAAGCCGAAAAGCAGCATTGATCCAAATAAGTTAGCTGTGCGCCCTGCTGGTGTGTCACCTGAGCAATACAATGCTTTTGGGGCGCGTAATATTAAAGTTAAACAGGCGATTGTAAATCAGGCTAAAGCTATTCGTGCACGTATTGAATGGCTTGCTGTTCAGGCAATCACAACGGGGAAAAATATCATTGAGGGCGATGGTATTGAACGTTATGAGCTGGACTGGAATATAAAACCACAAAATATCATCACTCAGTCTGGCGGTACTGAGTGGTCAGGTAAGGATAAAGAAACTTTTGATCCAAATGATGATATTGAGAGCTACGCAGAATTTAGTGAGGGCGTCACTAATATCATCATTATGGGTGGTAATGTATGGAAGAAATACCGTTCATTCAGAGCGATAAAAGAGGCTTTGGATACCCGTCGTGGTTCTAATTCCGAACTGGAAACGGCCCTTAAAGACCTTGGTGATTCGGTGAGTTTTAAAGGGTATATGGGCGATGTTGCGATTGTTGTTTACAGCGGGCGTTATACCGACGAGGACGGAACAGAAAAACATTTCCTTGATCCTGATTTGATGGTGCTTGGCAATACGGCTCTTCAGGGGATTGTCGCCTATGGCGGTATTCAGGATCCGGAGCTAATCCGAATGGGGCTGACTAAAGCCGAACTTGCACCGAAAAACTATATTGTGCCTGGTGATCCGGCTATTGAATATGTGCAGACACATTCAGCACCACAGCCAATACCGGCCCGCATCAATCGTTTTGTTACCGTTCGCATTGGCTAAGGGGGAGCAATGGCTACTCATTACACTGAACTCATGGCTGGCACTGAAGCACTGGTGACTACGCTGGGGATATTTTCAGCTAATAAAGGGGTAATTCCTGCATTTACGCCACTGATGCAGGAAGATGCAACAGGTGCACTGGTGGTATGGGATGGTTCGAGCGTAGGTAAAGCGGTTTATGTTTCCGCTGTACAAATCGACACCGCGAAAAAAACACAGGCTCAGGTCTATAAGACAGGTGTCTTAAATGTTGATGCTCTGAACTGGCCTGAGTCTGTTAAAGAACTGTCAGTAAAGATTGCAGCGTTTGTTGGCTCAGGTATTTCTGTTCAGCCGCTGGCTCGTGTGTAAAGGGGGATACAATGCAGAATGATTACAATGACCTTAAGCCAATTGCCGAAATGATGTACCCGAATCCAGCTGTAGAGGAATTAAAAGCTATCGCTGACAAAATGTGTTTAAGCGAGCGCCTTGTTGATATGAATCAGGTGATGGAAATTACAACCCTGAGTCGTCGTACACTGCTAAACCTTGAGGCTAGTGGAGAGTTCCCGGAGCGTGTGCAGGTTACGGAAGGGCGTAAGGCCTGGTATTTAAGTGAAGTGATCGACTGGATAAATAATATTCCTCGCGCTTCTGAATATTGCCGCGTACCTGTCCCAAAAAAGCCAGATGCGGCGCTATGCCTCAAGATTGAGCGTGTACGCCGCAATGCACGGGATGGTCGCTATAAGCTGATTGGTTGATGAAATTAGGGCCCGCTCTGGCTGGCGGGTCCTTTCCGGTGATCCAGAACGTTACGGGGCGTCAGGCGCGCAGATTCTTGCTATTTATGACAATTTTCTGCGATTTGCCGTTTCCGTTCTTCTTCCTTGTAACTTATTGTTTTTACTAGAAATACCCTCTAAAAAGAAAGGAAATGACAGGTGCTGAAAACAGGCTTTTGGGTCTCCGTCATTTCCTTTCTCATTTTTATCTAAAAGTAAGCATCGAGGCCACCCCAAATGCTTATAGAGGTTATTGTGTCACTATGCGTACTGTTCAGGATTTAAAGTAGCAAGACATCTAGTTGCTTGCAGTTTTGGCGAATGATGTGAGGTTCTCTATAACAGATAATGTAACAAGTTACTGATATATTCTGTTATGGTTGACTTTAAATTTTGTTGCTCCTTCAATGAATTATTGAGGGGTAAAAATTAGGCGTGATAAGAATCGATCACGCCTATTGTTTATCTTGAAGAAATTTTAGGCAGGCTTTTTAAAAATAAATCTTTATTTCTACTTGCATCAGTTAAAAGTGTTAGGAATATTTTATCTGTAGGAGTGCATGTGCTCTTGTTTAACAGTAATTCACCAAGTTTCTGTAATCGAGAGAATTGCCCATCCTCTTGGATTCTGTGACGAAGTGTACTATCATTTTTAATAACATCAACAAATGCAGAAACCATATTAATATCAAAGTGTTCAAACATTTCCAATATTAAAGGTGCAGCCCCATTTGAATAAAAATTCTTCCTTCCATACTGATAGCTGAAACCACGATGGCCAACATAAGTTTTTGTAATGGCTGAAACAAATTCAACAATATTATCTTCAGGGACGAAACTCGAGAATGGTAATAATTGGGTTACGATTTTTTCCTCTTCTGACCAATTATCTAAAGACTCGGTGAGTTTATTAATGAGAGGCTCAATAATAACTTTTCGGGATGCAGGGCTAATATACATCAGTCCATCTACCAATAGTATGAATTGTTGTGCCTTCTCTATCTTATTGTTGTTTCCTGAAACTAAATACTTGTCAAATTGTTGGCCGACTTTACGTCGGTCGTCTTTTGAAAGTAATGTCCATAAAATAGGTGCGCAAAATTCAATGTTGTTTCTGAGTTCACTTGATATATTGGATGAGCAGTATGTGCCAAAAAAACGAGAGGATAATTCACTGATATAAATTGCAGGTAGATCTGAAAAGGCTTGCTTAACTGCCAGACTATTTTTATTAAATGTTGCCGAATCCATTTCTGAAAGATATGTAGTTATATCTATGATGGCTGGTGGAAACTCTTTAGAAAGAACGTATTTATTACAATCATTAATCAGGTTCACTACTTTGATTAAATCAGGGTCGCTACTTTGTGGATGTCCACCAAATAGATTCCTGGTTTCTCTAGCTTGTTGTAATAGTTTCTGACCTTCTCGATCGATAACTCCTATTTTAAATGCTCCATCTATTAAATCAAAGTCGCTCACATAATCCTGAAAATCTTCATACGTTTTAATTTCTTTTTTTTGTTTACACTCTTTGTTGAATAGATCTAGGCTACGATGAATTATCTTTTGACGTAAATCATCAACTACAGCATTCCAGTAAGCAGTGATGGCACTTCTATAACCTTTTACAGGAAGAACTCTTATTGCTTCTGAAATATATGGGCAGTCAACTACATCATGCCTCACAGTTGAGAGCGCAGTTTGTAACAATGTAACTTCTGTAGAGTCTAGTGGAGTTGGCTGCACTAAATGAGAACTTATCTCTGTACCCTTCATTTCAGGATTTTCCTATTCTTTTCCATTTTTCTACTCTATTGAATTTGAAAAAGATATCAAGTTCGTTCTTGCCAGTTTTAAGTGGAAAATTTGATGTTACCTTATTGAGATAAGGCAGTTCTCTATAACCTATTGTTATTAATTATTTTTATTTTTTTCCAATTCAGATGTTTAGGGCTAAGAAGTTAAGTGAGAGTTCACAGCAAAACTGCTTCTAGTTCCTCACCGAGGAGCAAAAGGTTAAGACAGCGTACTTTGTATTGCACAATGTATTGCAGAACCTTCTTTCGAAAGCTACAACAATCAATTTTATATTGAAAATTCAATCATATCCTTTCGATATTGACTCATATAACCCAAGCATGAAGTGAATCCGCAGATGACCCTGCGTCGCCTGCCGGATGAAGATCCGCAGAATCTGGCGGACCCGGCTTACCGTCGCCGTCGCATCATCATGCAGAACATGCGTGACGAAGAGCTGGCCATTGCCCAGGTGGAAGAGATGCAGGCAGTTTCTGCCGTGCTTAAGGGCAAATACACCATGACCGGTGAAGCCTTCGATCCGGTTGAGGTGGATATGGGCCGCAGTGCGGCCAACAACATCACGCAGTCCGGCGGCACGGTGTGGAGCAAGCGTGACAAGTCCACGTATGACCCGACCGACGATATCGAAGTCTACGCGCTGAACGCCAGCGGCGTGGTGAATATCATCGTGTTTGATCCGAAAGGCTGGGCGCTGTTCCGTTCCTTCAAGGCCGTCAGGGAGAAGCTGGATACCCGTCGCGGCTCTCATTCCGAGCTGGAGACAGCGGTAAAAGACCTGGGCAAAGCGGTGTCTTATAAGGGAATGTATGGCGATGTGGCCATCGTCGTGTATTCCGGACAGTACGTGGAAAACGGCGTCAAAAAGAACTTCCTGCCGGACAACACGATGGTGCTGGGTAACACTCATGCACGCGGTCTGCGCACCTATGGCTGCATTCAGGATGCGGATGCATTGAGTGAGGGTATTAATGCGTCTCCCCGTTATCCGAAAAACTGGAAGACATCCGGCGATCCGGCGCGTGAGTTCACCATGATTCAGTCAGCACCGCTGATGCTGCTGGCTGACCCTGATGAGTTCGTTTCCGTACAACTGGCGTAATCGTGGCCCTTCGGGGCCATTTTCTCTCTGTGGAGGAGTTCATGACGAAAGATGAACTGATTGCCCGTCTCCGGTCGCTGGGTGAGCAACTGAACCGCGATGTCAGTTTGACGGGAACGAAAGAAGAACTGGCGCTCCGTGTGGCAGAGCTGGAAGAGGAGCTTGATGACACTACCGATCAGGATACCCCTATCAGCCCGGAAAATGCGCTGACCGGACATGAAAATGAGGTTGTATCAGCGCAGCCGGATACCGTGACTGATACGGCTGATCTGGTCACGGTTGTGGCACTGGTGACGCTGCATACTGATGCACTTCACGCCACGCGGGATGAACCTGTGGCATTTGTGCTGCCGGGAACGGCGTTTCGTGTCTCTGCCGGTGTGGCAGCTGAAATGACAGAGCGTGGCCTGGCCAGAATGCAATAACGGGAGGCGCTGTGGCTGATTTCGATAACCTGTTCGATGCTGCCATTGCCCGCGCCGATGAAACGATACGCGGGTACATGGGAACGTCAGCCACCATGACATCCGGTGAGCAGTCCGGTGCTGTGATACGTGGTGTTTTTGATGACCCTGAAAATATCAGCTATGCCGGACAGGGCGTGCGCGTTGAAGGCTCCAGCCCGTCCCTGTTTGTCCGGACTGATGAGGTGCGGCAGCTGCGGCGTGGAGACACGCTGACCATCGGTGAGGAAAATTTCTGGGTAGATCGGGTTTCGCCGGATGATGGCGGAAGTTGTCATCTCTGGCTTGGACGGGGCGTACCGCCTGCCGTTAACCGTCGCCGCTGAAAGGGGGATGTATGGCCATAAAAGGTCTTGAGCAGGCCGTTGAAAACCTCAGCCGTATCAGCAAAACGGCGGTGCCCGGTGCCGCCGCAATGGCCATTAACCGCGTTGCTTCATCCGCGATATCGCAGTCTGCGTCACAGGTTGCCCGTGAGACAAAGGTACGCCGGAAACTGGTAAAGGAAAGGGCCAGGCTGAAAAGGGCCACGGTCAAAAATCCGCAGGCCAGAATCAAAGTTAACCGGGGGGATTTGCCCGTAATCAAGCTGGGTAATGCGCGGGTTGTCCTGTCCCGCCGCAGGCGTCGTAAAAAGGGGCAGCGTTCATCCCTGAAAGGTGGCGGCAGCGTGCTTGTGGTGGGTAACCGTCGTATTCCCGGCGCGTTTATTCAGCAACTGAAAAACGGCCGGTGGCATGTTATGCAGCGTGTGGCCGGGAAAAACCGTTACCCCATTGATGTGGTGAAAATCCCGATGGCGGTGCCGCTGACCACGGCGTTTAAACAGAATATTGAGCGGATACGGCGTGAACGTCTTCCGAAAGAGCTGGGCTATGCGCTGCAGCATCAACTGAGGATGGTAATAAAGCGATGAAACATACTGAACTCCGTGCAGCCGTACTGGATGCACTGGAGAAGCATGACACCGGGGCGACGTTTTTTGATGGTCGCCCCGCTGTTTTTGATGAGGCGGATTTTCCGGCAGTTGCCGTTTATCTCACCGGCGCTGAATACACGGGCGAAGAGCAGGACAGCGATACCTGGCAGGCGGAGCTGCATATCGAAGTTTTCCTGCCTGCTCAGGTGCCGGATTCAGAGCTGGATGCGTGGATGGAGTCCCGGATTTATCCGGTGATGAGCGATATCCCGGCACTGTCAGATTTGATCACCAGTATGGTGGTCAGTGGCTATGACTACCGGCGCGACGATGATGCGGGCCTGTGGAGTTCAGCCGATATGACTTATGTCATTACCTATGAAATGTGAGGACGCTATGCCTGTACCAAATCCTACAATGCCGGTGAAAGGTGCCGGGACCACCCTGTGGGTTTATAAGGGGAGCGGTGACCCTTATGCGAATCCGCTTTCAGACGTTGACTGGTCGCGTCTGGCAAAAGTTAAAGACCTGACGCCCGGCGAACTGACCGCTGAGTCCTATGACGACAGCTATCTCGATGATGAAGATGCAGACTGGACTGCGACCGGGCAGGGGCAGAAATCTGCCGGAGATACCAGCTTCACGCTGGCGTGGATGCCCGGAGAGCAGGGGCAGCAGGCGCTGCTGGCGTGGTTTAATGAAGGCGATACCCGTGCCTATAAAATCCGCTTCCCGAACGGCACGGTCGATGTGTTCCGTGGCTGGGTCAGCAGTATCGGTAAGGCGGTGACGGCGAAGGAAGTGATCACCCGCACGGTGAAGGTCACCAATGTGGGCCGTCCGTCGATGGCAGAAGATCGCAGCACGGTAACAGCGGCAACCGGCATGACCGTGACGCCTGCCAGCACCTCGGTGGTGAAAGGGCAGAGCACCACGCTGACCGTGGCCTTCCAGCCGGAGGGCGTAACCGACAAGAGCTTTCGTGCGGTGTCTGCGGATAAAACAAAAGCCACCGTGTCGGTCAGTGGTATGACCATCACCGTGAACGGCGTTGCTGCAGGCAAGGTCAACATTCCGGTTGTATCCGGTAATGGTGAACTTGCTGCGGTTGCAGAAATCACCGTCACCGACAGTTAATCCGGAGAGTCAGCGATGTTCCTGAAAACCGAATCATTTGAACATAACGGCGTGACCGTCACGCTTTCTGAACTGTCAGCCCTGCAGCGTATTGAGCATCTTGCCTGGTTGAAAGAGCAGGAAAAAAAGGCTGAATCCAGTGGCAACCTGCAGGTGTCTGTAGAGGCGCTTATCAGAGGCGGGGCGTTTCTGGTGGCGATGTCTCTGTGGCATAACCATCCACAGAAGACAAAGCTGCCGTCCATGAATGAAGCCATTACGCAGATTGAGCAGGAAGTGCTTACCACCTGGCCCACGGAGGCAATTGCTCAGGCTGAAAACGTGGTGTTACGTCTGTCCGGAATGTCTGAGTTTGTGGTGAATAATGCCCCTGAACAGGCAGAGGACGCCGGGCCTGCAGAGCCTGTTTCTGCGGGAAAGTGTTCGACGGTGAGCTGAGTTTTGCCCTGAAACTGGCGCGTGAGATGGGGCGACCCGACTGGCGCGCCATGCTTGCCGGGATGTCATCCACGGAGTATGCCGACTGGCACCGCTTTTACAGTACCCATTATTTTCATGATGTTCTGCTGGATATGCACTTTTCCGGGCTGACGTACACCGTACTCAGCCTGTTTTTCAGCGATCCGGATATGCATCCGCTGGATTTCAGTCTGCTGAACCGGCGCGAGGCTGACGAAGAGCCTGAAGATGATGTGCTGATGCAGAAAGCGGCAGGGCTTGCCGGAGGCGTTCGTTTTGGCCCGGACGGGAATGAAGTTATCCCCGCTTCCCCGGATGTGGCGGGCATGACGGAGGATGACGTAATGCTGATGACAGTATCAGAAGGGATCGCAGGAGGAGTCCGGTATGGCTGAACCGGTAGGCGATCTGGTCGTTGATTTGAGTCTGGATGCGGCCAGATTTGACGAGCAGATGGCCAGAGTCAGGCGTCATTTTTCCGGTACGGAAAGTGATGCGAAAAAAACAGCGGCAGTCGTTGAACAGTCGCTGAGCCGACAGGCGCTGGCTGCACAGAAAGCGGGGATTTCCGTCGGGCAGTATAAAGCCGCCATGCGTATGCTGCCTGCACAGTTCACCGACGTGGCCACGCAGCTTGCAGGCGGGCAAAGTCCGTGGCTGATCCTGCTGCAACAGGGTGGTCAGGTTAAGGACTCCTTCGGCGGGATGATCCCCATGTTCAGGGGGCTTGCCGGTGCGATCACCCTGCCGATGGTGGGGGCCACCTCGCTGGCGGTGGCGACCGGTGCGCTGGCGTATGCCTGGTATCAGGGCAACTCAACCCTGTCCGATTTCAACAAAACGCTGGTCCTTTCCGGCAATCAGGCGGGACTGACGGCAGATCGTATGCTGGTCCTGTCCAGAGCCGGGCAGGCGGCAGGGCTGACGTTTAACCAGACCAGCGAGTCACTCAGCGCACTGGTTAAGGCGGGGGTAAGCGGTGAGGCTCAGATTGCGTCCATCAGCCAGAGTGTGGCGCGTTTCTCCTCTGCATCCGGCGTGGAGGTGGACAAGGTCGCTGAAGCCTTCGGGACGCTGACCACAGACCCGACGTCGGGGCTGACGGCGATGGCACGCCAGTTCCATAACGTGACGGCGGAGCAGATTGCGTATGTTGCTCAGTTGCAGCGTTCCGGCGATGAAGCCGGGGCATTGCAGGCGGCGAACGAGGCCGCAACGAAAGGGTTTGATGACCAGACCCGCCGCCTGAAAGAGAACATGGGCACGCTGGAGACCTGGGCAGACAGGACAGCGCGGGCATTCAAATCCATGTGGGATGCGGTGCTGGATATTGGTCGTCCTGATACCGCGCAGGAGATGCTGATTAAGGCAGAGGCTGCGTTTAAGAAAGCAGACGACATCTGGAATCTGCGCAAGGATGATTATTTTGTTAACGATGAAGCGCGGGCGCGTTACTGGGATGATCGTGAAAAGGCCCGTCTTGCGCTTGAAGCCGCCCGAAAGAAGGCTGAGCAGCAGACTCAACAGGACAAAAATGCGCAGCAGCAGAGCGATACCGAAGCGTCACGGCTGAAATATACCGAAGAGGCGCAGAAGGCTTACGAACGGCTGCAGACGCCGCTGGAGAAATATACCGCCCGTCAGGAAGAACTGAACAAGGCACTGAAAGACGGGAAAATCCTGCAGGCGGATTACAACACGCTGATGGCGGCGGCGAAAAAGGATTATGAAGCGACGCTGAAAAAGCCGAAACAGTCCGGCGTGAAGGTGTCTGCGGGCGATCGTCAGGAAGACAGTGCTCATGCTGCCCTGCTGACGCTTCAGGCAGAACTCCGGACGCTGGAGAAGCATGCCGGAGCGAATGAGAAAATCAGCCAGCAGCGCCGGGATTTGTGGAAGGCAGAAAGTCAGTTCGCGGTACTGGAGGAGGCGGCACAACGTCGCCAGCTGTCCGCACAGGAGAAATCCCTGCTGGCGCATAAAGATGAGACGCTGGAGTACAAACGCCAGCTGGCTGCACTTGGCGATAAGGTCACGTATCAGGAGCGCCTGAACGCGCTGGCGCAGCAAGCGGATAAATTCGCACAGCAGCAACGGGCAAAACGGGCCGCTATTGATGCGAAAAGCCGGGGGCTGACTGACCGGCAGGCAGAACGGGAAGCCACGGAACAGCGCCTGAAGGAACAGTATGGCGATAATCCTCTGGCGCTGAATAACGTCATGTCAGAGCAGAAAAAGACCTGGGCGGCTGAAGACCTGCTTCGCGGGAGCTGGATGGCAGGCCTCAGGTCCGGCTGGAGCGAGTGGAAAGAGAGTGCCACGGACAGTATGTTGCAGGTTAAAAGTGCAGCCACGCAGACCTTTGATGGTATTGCGCAGAATATGGCGGCGATGCTGACCGGCAGTGAGCAGAACTGGCGCAGCTTCACCCGTTCCGTGCTGTCCATGATGACAGAAATTCTGCTTAAGCAGGCAATGGTGGGGATTGTCGGGAGTATCGGCAGCGCCATTGGCGGTGCTGTTGGTGGCGGCGAATCCGCGTCAGGCGGTACAGCCATTCAGGCAGCTGCGGCGAAATTCCATTTTGCGACCGGAGGATTTACGGGAACCGGCGGCAAATATGAGCCAGCGGGGATTGTTCATCGTGGTGAATTTGTCTTCACGAAGGAGGCTACCAGCCGGATTGGTGTCGGCAACCTGTACCGCCTGATGCGGGGCTATGCGGAAGGTGGTTATGTGGGCGGTGCCGGAAGTCCGGCGCAGATGCGGCGGGCTGAAGGCATTAATTTTAATCAGAACAATCACGTGGTGATTCAGAACGACGGTACGAATGGTCTGCCAGGTCCACAGATGATGAAGGCAGTGTATGACATGGCCCGCAAGGGTGCCCGTGATGAAATTCAGACACAGATGCGTGATGGTGGCCTGTTCTCCGGAGGTGGACGATGAAAACCTTCCGCTGGAAAGTGAAACCCGGTATGGATGTGGCTTCGGCCCCTTCTGTAAGAAAGGTGCGCTTTGGTGATGGCTATTCCCAGCGAGCGCCTGCCGGGCTGAATGCCAACCTGAAAACGTACAGCGTGACGCTTTCTGTCCCCCGTGAGGAGGCCACGGTACTGGAGTCGTTTCTGGAAGAGCACGGGGGCTGGAAAGCCTTTCTGTGGACGCCGCCTTATGAGTGGCGGCAGATAAAGGTGACCTGCGCAAAATGGTCGTCGCGGGTCAGTATGCTGCGTGTTGAGTTCAGCGCAGAGTTTGAACAGGTGGTGAACTGATGCAGGATATCCGGCAGGAAACACTGAATGAATGCACCCGTGCGGAGCAGTCGGCCAGCGTGGTGCTCTGGGAAATCGACCTGACAGAGGTCGGTGGAGAACGTTATTTTTTCTGTAATGAGCAGAACGAAAAAGGTGAGCCGGTCACCTGGCAGGGGCGACAGTATCAGCCGTATCCCATTCAGGGGAGTGGTTTTGAACTGAATGGCAAAGGCACCAGTACGCGCCCCACGCTGACGGTTTCTAACCTGTACGGTATGGTCACCGGTATGGTGGAAGATCTGCAGAGTCTGGTCGGCGGAACGGTGGTCCGGCGTAAGGTTTACGCCCGTTTTCTGGATGCGGTGAACTTCGTCAACGGAAACAGTGACGCCGATCCGGAGCAGGAGGTGATCAGCCGCTGGCGCATCGAGCAGTGCAGCGAACTGAGCGCGGTGAGTGCCTCCTTTGTACTGTCCACGCCGACGGAAACGGATGGCGCTGTTTTTCCGGGGCGTATCATGCTGGCCAACACCTGCACCTGGACCTATCGCGGCGATGAGTGCGGTTATCACGGTCCGGCAGTCGCTGATGAATATGACCAGCCGACGTCCGATATCACGAAGGATAAATGCAGCAAATGCCTGAGCGGCTGTAAGTTTCGCAATAACGTCGGCAATTTTGGCGGCTTCCTTTCCATTAACAAACTTTCGCAGTAAATACCATGACAGAGACAGAATCAGCGATTCTGGCGCACGCCCGGCGATGTGCGCCAGCGGAGTCGTGCGGCTTCGTGGTGAGAGCGCCGGAGGGGGAAAGATATTTTCCCTGCGTGAATATTTCCGGTGAGCCGGAGGATTATTTCCGGATGGCTCCGGAGGACTGGCTGCAGGCAGAGATGCAGGGTGAGATTGTGGCGCTGGTCCACAGCCACCCCGGTGGTCTGCCCTGGCTGAGTGAGGCTGACCGGCGGCTGCAGGTGCAGAGTGATTTGCCGTGGTGGCTGGTCTGCCGGGGGACGATTCATAAATTCCGCTGTGTGCCGCATCTCACCGGGCGGCGCTTTGAGCACGGGGTGACGGACTGTTACACGCTGTTCCGGGATGCTTATCATCTGGCGGGGATTGAGATGCCGGATTTTCATCGCGAGGATGACTGGTGGCGTCACGGTCAGAATCTCTATCTGGATAATCTGGAGGCCACAGGGCTGTATCAGGTGCCGTTGTCATCAGCACAACCGGGCGATGTGCTGCTGTGCTGTTTTGGTTCATCGGTGCCGAATCATGCCGCCATTTACTGTGGTGATGGCGAGCTGTTGCACCATATTCCTGAACAACTGAGCAAACGAGAGAGGTATACCGACAAATGGCAGCGACGCACACACTCCCTCTGGCGTCACCAGGCATGGCACGCATCTGCCTTTACGGGGATTTACAACGATTTGTCCGCCGCATCGATCTGCGTGTGAAAACGGGGGCCGAAGCCATCCGGGCGCTGGCCATGCAGATCCCGGCGTTTCGTCAGAAGCTGAGCGACGGCTGGTATCAGGTACGCATTGCCGGGCGTGATACAGGTGAAACGGAATTATCAGCCCGTCTGAATGAACCGCTGGCAAATGGTGCTGTGATCCATATCGTGCCGCGTCTGGCAGGAGCCAAAAGTGGCGGTGTGTTTCAGGCTGTGCTGGGGGCGGCTGTTATGGCGGTTGCTATATGGATGCCGGGGGTAGGAATTATGGCGAGTAATCTGCTGTTTTCTCTCGGTGCCAGTATGACGCTTGGCGGTGTTGCACAGATGCTGGCCCCTAAACCCAAAACCCCCCGCACACAGACAACGGATAACGGCAAACAGAACACCGATTTTTCTTCACTGGATAATATGGTTGCCCAGGGCAATGTTCTGCCCGTTCTGTACGGTGAAATGCGCGTGGGATCACGTGTGGTATCTCAGGAGATCAGCACAGCAGATGAAGGTGATGGTGGTCAGGTTGTGGTGATTGGTCGCTGATGAAAAACGTTTTATGTGAAACCGCCTCCGGGCGGTTTTATCGTTTATGGAGCATGACGAATGGGTAAAGGCAGCAGTAAGGGGCATACCCCGCGCGAAGCGAAGGACAACCTGAAATCCACGCAGCTGCTGAGTGTGATTGATGCCATCAGCGAAGGGCCGATTGAAGGTCCGGTGGATGGATTAAAAAGCGTGCTGCTGAACAGTACGCCGGTGCTGGACAGTGAGGGGAATACCAATATATCCGGCGTCACGGTGGTGTTCCGGGCAGGTGAGCAGGAGCAGTCACCGCCGGAGGGATTTGAATCCTCCGGCTCCGAGACGGTGCTGGGTACGGAAGTGAAATATGACACGCCGATCACCCGCACCATTACGTCGGCAAACATCGACCGTCTGCGCTTTACCTTCGGTGTACAGGCACTGGTGGAAACCACCTCAAAGGGTGACAGGAATCCGTCGGAAGTCCGTCTGCTGGTTCAGATACAGCGTAATGGTGGCTGGGTGACGGAAAAAGACATCACCATTAAGGGCAAAACCACCTCGCAGTATCTGGCCTCGGTGGTGGTGGGTAACCTGCCGCCGCGCCCGTTCAATATACGGATGCGCAGGATGACGCCGGACAGCACCACAGACCAGCTGCAGAACAAAACGCTCTGGTCGTCATACACCGAAATCATCGATGTGAAACAGTGCTACCCGAACACGGCACTGGTCGGCGTGCAGGTGGATTCGGAGCAGTTCGGCAGCCAGCAGGTGAGCCGTAATTATCATCTGCGCGGGCGCATTCTGCAGGTGCCGTCGAACTATAACCCGCAGACGCGGCAATACAGCGGTATCTGGGACGGAACGTTTAAACCGGCATACAGCAACAACATGGCCTGGTGTCTGTGGGATATGCTGACCCATCCGCGCTACGGCATGGGGAAACGTCTTGGTGCAGCGGATGTGGATAAATGGGCGCTGTATGTCATCGGCCAGTACTGCGACCAGTCAGTGCCGGACGGCTTTGGCGGCACGGAGCCGCGCATCACCTGTAATGCGTACCTGACCACACAGCGCAAGGCGTGGGATGTGCTCAGTGATTTTTGCTCGGCGATGCGCTGTATGCCGGTATGGAACGGGCAGACGCTGACGTTCGTGCAGGACCGACCGTCAGATAAGGTGTGGACCTACAACCGCAGTAATGTGGTGATGCCGGATGATGGCGCGCCGTTCCGCTACAGCTTCAGCGCCCTGAAGGACCGCCATAATGCCGTTGAGGTGAACTGGATTGACCCGAACAACGGCTGGGAGACGGCGACAGAGCTTGTGGAGGACACGCAGGCCATTGCCCGTTACGGTCGTAACGTCACGAAGATGGATGCTTTTGGCTGTACCAGCCGGGGGCAGGCACACCGCGCCGGGCTGTGGCTGATTAAAACAGAACTGCTGGAAACGCAGACCGTGGACTTCAGCGTGGGTGCCGAAGGGCTTCGCCATGTACCGGGCGATGTCATTGAAATCTGCGATGATGACTATGCCGGTATCAGCACCGGCGGGCGCGTGCTGGCGGTAAACAGCCAGACCCGGACGCTGACGCTCGACCGTGAAATCACGCTGCCATCTTCCGGCACCACGCTGATAAGCCTGGTTGACGGGCAGGGGAGTCCGGTCAGCGTGGAGGTTCAGTCCGTCACCGACGGCGTGAAGGTAAAAGTGAGCCGTGTTCCTGACGGTGTTGCTGAATACAGCGTATGGGGGCTGAAGCTGCCGACGCTGCGCCAGCGACTGTTCCGCTGCGTGAGTATCCGTGAGAACGACGACGGCACGTATGCCATCACCGCCGTGCAGCATGTGCCGGAAAAAGAGGCCATCGTGGATAACGGGGCGCACTTTGACGGCGAACAGAGTGGCACGGTGAATGGTGTCACGCCGCCAGCGGTGCAGCACCTGACCGCAGAAGTCACTGCAGACAGCGGGGAATATCAGGTGCTGGCGCGATGGGACACACCGAAGGTGGTGAAGGGCGTGAGCTTCCTGCTTCGCCTGACCGTGGCAGCGGATGACGGCAGTGAGCGGCTGGTCAGCACGGCCCGGACGACGGAAACCACATACCGCTTCACGCAACTGGCGCTGGGAAACTACAGGCTGACAGTCCGGGCGGCAAATGCCTGGGGGCAGCAGGGCGATCCGGCATCGGTATCGTTCCGTATTGCCGCACCGGCAGCGCCGTCGCGGATTGAGCTGACGCCGGGCTATTTTCAGATAACCGCCACGCCCCATCTTGCCGTTTATGATCCGACGGTACAGTTTGAGTTCTGGTTCTCGGAAAAGCGGATTGCGGATATCAGGCAGGTTGAAACCACAGCCCGCTATCTTGGCACGGCGCTGTACTGGATAGCTGCCAGTATCAATATCAAACCGGGCCATGATTATTATTTTTACATCCGCAGTGTGAACACCGTTGGCAAATCGGCATTTGTGGAGGCTGTTGGCCAGCCGAGTGATGATGCATCCGGCTATCTGGATTTTTTCAAAGGCGAGATAGGGAAAAGCCATCTGGCTCAGGAGCTGTGGACGCAGATTGATAACGGTCAGCTTGCGCCTGACCTGGCTGAAATCAGGACGTCCATTACGGATGTCAGCAATGAAATCACGCAGACCGTCAATAAGAAACTGGAAGACCAGAGTGCGGCAATTCAGCAGATACAGAAGGTTCAGGTTGATACAAATAATAACCTGAACAGCATGTGGGCTGTGAAGCTGCAGCAGATGCAGGACGGACGCCTTTATATCGCGGGTATTGGTGCCGGTATTGAGAACACCCCTGACGGCATGCAGAGTCAGGTGCTGCTGGCGGCGGACAGGATTGCGATGGTTAATCCTGCGAATGGCAACACAAAGCCGATGTTTGTTGGTCAGGGCGATCAGATATTTATGAATGAAGTGTTCCTGAAATATCTGACGGCTCCCACCATTACCAGCGGCGGTAATCCTCCGGCATTTTCCCTGACACCGGACGGGCGGCTGACGGCGAAAAATGCCGATATCAGCGGTAACGTGAATGCGAACTCCGGGACGCTCAACAACGTCACGATTAACGAGAACTGCCGGGTTCTGGGAAAACTGTCCGCGAACCAGATTGAAGGCGATCTCGTTAAAACAGTGGGCAAAGCTTTCCCCCGGGACTCCCGTGCACCGGAACGGTGGCCATCAGGGACCATTACCGTCAGGATTTATGACGATCAGCCGTTTGACCGGCAGATTGTTATTCCGGCGGTGGCATTCAGCGGCGCTAAACATGAGAGAGAGCATACTGATATTTACTCCTCATGCCGTCTGATAGTGCGGAAAAACGGTGCTGAAATTTATAACCGTACCGCGCTGGATAATACGCTGATTTACAGTGGCGTTATTGATATGCCTGCCGGTCACGGTCACATGACGCTGGAGTTTTCGGTGTCAGCATGGCTGGTAAATGACTGGTATCCCACAGCAAGTATCAGCGATTTGCTGGTTGTGGTGATGAAGAAAGCCACCGCAGGCATCAGTATCAGCTGAATTTTATAACCCCAATACGGGCGTCAGAAATGACGCCTTTTTTATTGCAGAAAAGCGAGAGGTAATTATGCGTAAATTATGTGCTGTTATTCTGTCCGCAGTAGTCTGGCTGGTTGCCGCTGGTACGCCAGCGAGCGCAGCAGAGCATCAGTCCACACTAAGCGCCGGGTATCTTCAGACCCATACTGATATGCCAGGCAGTGATGACCTGAAGGGCATTAACGTGAAATACCGTTATGAATTTACGGACACGCTGGGGCTGGTGACGTCATTCAGTTATGCCAATGCCAAAGATGAGCAAAAAACGCATTACAGCGATACCCGCTGGCATGAAGATTCAGTGCGTAACCGCTGGTTCAGCATGATGGCGGGGCCGTCTGTACGCGTGAATGAATGGTTCAGTGCTTATGCGATGGCAGGTGTGGCTTACAGCCGTGTTTCAACGTTCTCCGGGGATTATCTCCGCGTAACTGACAGCAAGGGGAAAACGCACGATGTGCTGACTGGAAGTGATGACGGTCGCCACAGCAACACGTCTCTGGCGTGGGGGGCTGGCGTGCAGTTTAACCCGACCGAATCCGTGGCCATTGATATTGCTTATGAAGGCTCCGGCAGTGGTGACTGGCGCACTGACGGTTTCATCGTGGGTGTCGGTTATAAATTCTGATTAGCCAGGTAACACAGTGTTATGACAGCCCGCCGGTTCAGGCGGGCTTTTTTGTGGAGTGGATATGGCAGCAGTAAAAATCTCAGGTGTGCTGAAAGATTGTGCGGGAAAACCAATACAGAACTGCACTATTCAACTGAAGGCAAAGCGTAACAGCACCACGGTACTGGTGAACACGGTGGCCTCTGAAAATCCGGATGAAGCCGGGCGTTACAGCATGGATGTTGAGCATGGCCAGTACAGCGTCATCCTGCTGGTTGAAGGTTTTCCGCCTTCACATGCCGGGACCATTACCGTCTATGAAGGCTCCAGACCAGGTACGCTGAATGATTTTCTCGGTGCCATGACGGAAGATGATGTCATGCCGGAGGCATTGCGTCGTTTTGAGGAAATGGTGGAAGAAGCGGCACGCAACGCCGAAGCCGCCTCTCAGAGCGCAGCGGCGGCAAAGAAATCCGAAACTGCAGCGGCATCATCGAAGAACGCGGCGAAAACCTCAGAAACGAATGCAGCTAATAGTGCACAGGCGGCAGCGACCTCACAGACTGCATCAGAAAACTCCGCGACAGCAGCCAAAAAATCAGAAACCAACGCGAAAAATAGCGAGACAGCCGCAAAGACGAGCGAAACCAACGCAAAGTCCAGCCAGACGGCAGCGAAAACCAGCGAAACGAATGCCAAAGCCAGTGAAACTGCGGCAAAAAACAGCCAGGTTGCAGCAGCCCAAAGCGAGAGCGCGGCAGCCGGTTCTGCGACTTCAGCAGCTGGATCAGCAACTGCTGCGGCTAACAGCCAGAAAGCTGCGAAGACGAGTGAAACTAACGCAAAGTCCAGCCAGACGGCAGCGAAGACCAGCGAAACGAATGCCAAAGCCAGCGAAACTGCGGCGAAAAACAGCCAGGTTGCAGCAGCCCAAAGCGAGAGCGCGGCAGCTGGTTCTGCAAGCGCGGCGGCTGCTTCTGCCACTGCATCAGCCAACAGTCAAAAAGCGGCAAAAACCAGTGAAACCAATGCAAAGACAAGCGAGACTGCAGCGGCGAACTCGGCGAAAGCATCGGCAGCAAGCCAGACAGCAGCTAAAGCAAGTGAAGACGCAGCCAGAGAGTATGCAAGTCAGGCAGCAGAGCCGTATAAATATGTCTTACAGCCACTGCCTGATGTGTGGATACCGTTTAACGATTCACTGGATATGATTACGGGCTTTTCGCCGTCATATAAAAAAATTGTTATTGGTGATGATGAAATAACGATGCCTGGCGACAAGGTTGTTAAGTTTAAACGCGCATCAACTGCCACATATATCAATAAATCAGGCGTATTTAGTGTTGCTAAAATTGATGAGCCACGATTTGAAAAAGAAGGTTTATTGATTGAAGGACAGCGCACTAACTATTTTGTTAAATCCAATACTCCCGCTGAATGGACGAGTACCAGCAATATCGATAAAACTAATAATGGTGTTGATGAATTTGGTTTTTCATATGCCAAAATGCGAACAAAAGATAATATGACAGGACAATCATCTGCACTTAGTCTGCATACATGCAGTGCATCCCGGGGGATTGATGTTAGTGGCGATAATAAGTATTGCACTGTTTCATGCAGGGTTAAAGCTCCTGATGGTCTTCGTTGTCGTTTGCGTTTTGAAAAATACGATGGGTCGGTTTATACATTTTTAGGAGATGCTTATTTAACTTTCGGAACTCTGATAATAGAAAAAACTGGCGGAGCAGCCAATAGAATAGCAGCTACTGCAACTAAAGATCCGGTTACAGGGTGGATTTTCTATGAGGCAACTATAGAAGCTGTTGAAGGTGAAACCTTAATTGGCGCAATGATTCAGTATGCGCCGAAAAAAGGTGGTATAACTGAAGCGGGAGATTATATTTACCTTGCAACACCACAATTTGAAAACGGCGGATGTGCTTCATCTTTTGTTATTACGACAACTGCACCCGCAACCCGCTCCAGTGATATGGTGACGATCCCAACTGAAAATAATATCTATAATAGACCGCTTACGTGTCTTGTCGAGGTTAATAGAAATTGGGGCGATATTCCTCCTAATGTAGCACCGCGTATTTTTGATTTTTCTGGTGTGCCACCTATTGAGTCAATTACATACGCTTTTAACACAACTGAGAAATATTACGGTCAGCTTTATATGCAAACTTATAAAGCGTCGACAAGTACTTACGTTTCTAGTGTGTTTGCTGGTCGAACTGATGTTCGAAAATTCATTGGTGGTTTTAATATTTATTCTGATGGTACTAAACGAGTAGTTTCTAACGGTGAGGCTACTAAAACTATGAAAACGGAGTGGACGGGCGTAAAAACACGGACCTTTATTCGAATTGGAGGTCAAGCCACATCGGGAACTCGTCATCTATTCGGCCATTTGAGAAATCTTCGTCTCTGGCATAAAGAATTAACTGATGCGCAAATGGGGGAGAGTATTAAATGAAAGATTTAACACTCAAATTTGCAGACAGGGTCGACTTTTCGGCCTTTATGGAGAGCATTGGCTATTATGATGACGAGTCGATGCAGGATGATATTCTTATTGACGTGATAGGTAATGTGTACAAAGAAACCGGAGAACTGACTGAAGAT